TTTTTACATTATTTTTTATATTATTTATTTCAAATAAAACTCTCATATTAGATTTAAAAAAATGTATTGTCCCATCTTCTATATAAATTTGTATTGCTTTTGTTTTATCTAATGTTAATTCTATTTTATATTCAAAATCACACGAAATATATAACCCTGATTTAATATGTTTAATAATATTATTCTCTAAACACCATTTACATTTATATTTAGATAATATTAATTTTTTTTTATATATAGTTAAATATAATTTATATTCCAGATTATAAATATAATTATTTATAATAGACCATTGAAATTTAGTATTATTATTTGTAAATATACCAAAATTTACTTTATATTTTGAATTAGAATATAATGATACAAATAAATATTTTGGATTAGTTAAACTTTTTTTTGTAAATAATAGTCGTTCATAATCTATTAATCTATTTATTTCATTATAATATAAATGATATATTGACGAATATAATATATTATTTAATTTTTTAAATGTAATTATTTCATTATTTATTTTGATATTGTAATTATTATTCATTTTTTATAATAATTTTATAATTATAAATAATTATTTTTTAAATTTTATTTAAGATAAATAATTAAAAAAAAAATATTATTTTAGTTAATTATCATTTTCGTCTAAAATTATTTGTATTTGTTCTGCTGTGATATCTGTAGGTGGTTCACATACATATACTTTATCCCAATCAATATGTTGACCGTATGTATTTCTTCCAGTAGGGTAACATACTATAAAGCGTGAATCACCTCGCATACTCCATGAAAAAGATGCAAATCTTTTCTCATCCTCTCTCCAAGGTAAATAAGTCATGCCATTAGGTCCAATATCTTTTTTATTCAAACTAAATAGTTTAGTAATAATACATTTATCATTTCTTCCAGGTAATGTTACCCAACATCCTTTATTTATAATTAAACTTGTATTATCTTGTTTACTAAGTGTAAATGCAGTTTTACTATTATTAGACCAAATGGCATGCCATTCTTCATTTTGGGTTTGCATTTTATGTATAATGTATAATGTATAATGTATTATGTATTATATATTATATATCATATACATATAAATATTTTCAATTTTATTATAATTTATTCTATTTATACTATTTATTCTATTTATACTATTTATCCTATTTAGTTTAACTATTAATCTCTATAAAAAAATGTCAAAATAAAATAAATAATATAAAAAATTGATATTTTAATAGTTAAACTAAATAAGTATTAATGAATATTACTAAATAAAATATATTAGTTAATAGTTCTATAAATTTATATAGATTTATTTGTATAGTTTTAAAAAATGCCAGCACCTAAATTAATTACTGGTGCTACCAGTGCTACTGATAATGCTACAAGAATAAAATTACGTTTGAAAAACAAGATACTCGCAAAACAAACGGAATCAATAGACAAAATAGAAAAAACAAATACATTAGAAAAAAAAGACACACTAAAGGCACCACTAAAGGCACCACCAAAGCCAAAACTGCCTTCAGATACTATTATTATTGATGATCCTACTATTTCTATTTTAAAAATAGGTGTTGATACTGAAATTATTTTTGATAAATTAGGCAATCTTAAGTATATTATTGTAAATAGTAATAATTATAGTAATGAACTTAGTGGTAGAAAAACATATAGTGTTCCTATACCAGATGATATTAAACTATTAAAAAAAGAAGATATTAAATTTATTAGCACTACTGAAATTGGTAGTATTATTGCTATTGAAACATCAAAATTATATCGTGATAAGTATAATAATACAGAGCCTTCTACAGATCCTTCAACGGACTCTTCTACAGAACAGTTACCTACTACTGATACAGTTTCATTTATCATTTTTGAAAGAATAGGTATTGATGATAATTTTGATATAAGAGTTATTGAAAGATTAAAATATCATCACGTCCATATTAAAATGAATCAAGTATTAGATGTTATCTTTACAAATATGAATAATTTTTGGATTGTTATCAAACAAGATTTAAATTTTCACTTAGTTTATTATTTTAATTCAAGTGAAGTTATAAATAATGATACAATAATGAGTGATCCATTAATGAGTGGTAGTTATAGTGATAGTAGTGATAGTAGTGATAGTAGCAGTTATAATGATACATTAATTATTGAAGATGAGTCTACCAAAATAGAAACTACTGAAAAAAAAGTCATTGAGTATTCCTATAATCATATGATTATTAATTCATTTAATAATATTATAAATGATTATAATTATATTTGCACGATGTGGACTATTTATGATATTAATCCATCAGTTATTTATGTATTAGTGCATGATAAAGATTATAAAGTAGTAATTCTTGAATATACTATTGGTATGTATAATTATTGTGGTATATTTAAACCTATGATTGAATTAAATAGTATTAATACTATGTTATATGATAGTGGTAAATATATAAGTTATTGTGCTAATTATAATATTTCTACGTTTTCTGTTCTTTTAGAATTACCTAATGAGGAAAAATGTTTTTATACTGGTATTATGGAACTTACTAATCCTGATGCTAATATGATAACTAAAATAAAATTAAAGTTTTCACAAAATACAACATTTCCTAAAAAAGTATCTAATGTTGAAGCACAAATTATGATTTATACTATTATGAAAAAAACTGAATCAAGTATTAAGAAAGAAGAATATAAATTAAGAAAAGAAAAAATAGAAGAACATAAAAAATATCTGGCTCTTAAAGAAAGTAGACTTAAAGAAAAAGAAGCTATTAATATTGCTAAACAATTATTAAAAGAAGAAGAATTAGAATTTACCAAGGTTAAAACTAAGAAGCAGAAAGCACAAAAACGTATAGATATAAAACTTTTAGAAGAAGAAAAAGTATTACTCTTAGAAAAGGAGCAGCTTGAAAAAGAGAAACTTGAAAAGGAAGCACTTGAAAAGGAAGAACTCTTAGAAAAAGAAAGACTTGAAAAGGAAGAACTCTTAGAAAAAGAAAGACTTGAAGAAAAAGAAAGACTTGAAAAAGAAAGACTTGAAAAAGAAGCACTCTTAGAAAAAGAAAGACTTGAAAAAATAAGACTTAAAAAGGATAGACTTTTAAAAGTCAAACGTGAAAAATCTTCACTTTTAAAACAGGAAAGACTTAATAAAGAACAACTTGCATCAGAATTACTATTAAAAGAAAGAATTGAAAAAGAAATATTAGTAAAAAAAGTTGAACTCTTAGAAAAGGAAAAACTTGAACAAGAACAACTAATACAACAACAATCACTTACAACAGCAATTGAAATACAACAACAGTTACCATTGCCATTGCCATTGACATTATCATTGCCATTACCTCAACAAGTTATGCCTTATTATTCTTCAAAATCTTTAGTATTAAATCAGTCTGAAAATACTACATATTATAAATTTATTTACTATATGACTATGTATAATCCTTCACTTGCAATTGAATTTAATTATGCACAATCAGTCCATCACTATAATTCATTATTATTTAATAATAGAAGTTGTGTTATGAATGTACTTGATATTTTAGTTATGAAACATAGTCATGTATTATATTTAAAAAATATTATGCATCCAGAAATAGAAAATAATCAGGCTCATCAACAACTACTAAAAGAAGGCTTTAATATTTCAGCAATATATGGTTCATTTTTACCTATTATTTATTCATTATTATTAAATGAGATTGGATATATGTTTAATGCTTTTGGAACAACTATTAATCCATTAAATAAATTAAAAGATTATGATACATTAGTATTAAAATTACTTGATGATTATGTGGAAACTGATACAGACTATGAGTTTATTAGAGAGCAAAGTTTTATTATTGGTTATCAGGGTTATCAAGGCTATCAAAGTAGTCAAAGTAGTGATAATCAGTATCAACATACTGATAAACCAATTACAAGAACAAAAATACAAGCCTCTTCTCTTCATATATTACTATGCAAGTGTTGGGATTTAAACCATACATCTGCTATATTATTATATGAGCAAAATAAATCACCCTATATAATAAGACATCCTGATTTTACAGATTTTCTATTTGGAGAACATAAAACTATACAATTATTATCAGGTAAAACAAATTATAATTTATACGATTATAAAATTACAGAGAAAAGATTAGAAAAAGCAATTGCTACTTGGTATAATTAAAAAACTATGTGTGTATGTGTATGTGTGTGTATGTATGTATGTGTGTATATTTTACTATTTTTTATTTTTTATGTAAATATATATATATATATTATATAAGTAATAAAAATAATATACAAATAAAGTAAATTTACAATCAGTAAAATAAAATCATCTAAACTAACTAACAATGTCTTCTCCAACAGAAGAACAAATTTTACACGTAAAATCAAATTTACGTAATATGATTGACTTCAACAATCAATTATATGTTGAAGGTAATACTAAAATATTAAATGCCTATTTTTTATTAACTATAAGCGATGACCATGATTTAGGTTTAGAAATAGGTCTAAATTTATTAAAAGGTGCCTTTATTGGGTTAGGTGCTGAAGGGGGTATAGCTGGTGCAATCGTTGCAAATTTTTTATGTGGTTTGTTAGATAGTTATACAACGACTATTCCAGTTTCATTAAATGCTCAAATGAGTAGCCTATTAACAAGATTTCAAAAGACATCAGAACAATTAGATGTTGATTTAGAAATGTATTATGGAAATCCTGCACAATATTGGAATACTACTTTGAGTGGTTCTGTTACTAATGCTTTTGGAACATATCCAGTATCCTCTACTTTTAGTGATTTAGCAACAATAGATTTTCCAGCAACAACAAATTCTTTATTTATGAATTATATTTTATCTGCACAATATGCTTTAGATCAACAAGTATGGTTTACATTACTCGTTAATTTTAAAATTACACAATTTAATCCATCTACTATGTATCCTTGTAAAAATAATAGTGAACTGTCAATGCAACAAAATGCTGCATGGTTTTATGGTGTTCATAAGTCCTATTGGAATAATTGGACTTATTATCATAACACTAATAGAAAAGGTGAAGATAACTCTTATTATGAACATTGGGAAAATAATATAGGAACAGGTGCTGGAGCTTTTACAGATGGTCATCTTAATGATAGTGCGTGTGATTATTTATTTATTGATTCTTATGATAATGTTATTATAAATTCTAATGGTTTGTTTCATCGTAATTTTGTATTTACACAAATGCCTAAAATTAAACATACTTCTTATACTTATAATCACTAGTATAATTTATGATGCATGATGCTTGATGCTTGATTTACATTTTTTTAGTAATGAAAAATGAATATAAATATTGTACAATTGTATATCCTTTTACATATATAAATTTCAAATAAGTTGGTAATAATAAAGTATATTTATTACTAAAACTCCCAACACCATAATCACTAATTTTATCATCACTAATATCATCACTAATATTATCGCTAATATCATTACTACTTGTATTATCACTGCTATTTTCACTGCTATTTTCAGTATTGTTTTTACTTGTATTAAATTCATCAATATCACTAAAATTTTTAAAATTTTCTAACATTTCAACTCTTATCAAATTTTTATTTACCTCCATTTTATTAATTAAATGACATATACCTCTTGCATTTTCAATATCTTTAAATTTTGCTAAATATTTATCACAATCTATTTGTAATACTTCTACTAATGAAACTGTATTATTATCTATATACGCGTTTGTGTTTTCTCCTGAATAATGTAGTAGTGTATCATATATACTTTCTGCATTTACTATATATTCTTTATTATCGTTTAATTGTAGAGCACTATTTGGCATATTTGATATTAAAATATGATAGCCTGATGATATATAAGCATTATGAATTATTTCTCCAAAAATTGCATTTAATTTATTATTAAATAAATTGTATTTATTTTTAACATTTATAAGTTTATTATTTATTGATTTTAATATATTAAATAAATTGTCTTTTTTATTTGTTTCATAATTTAATACATCGATATTAGAATTTGCTAATAGTTTAATCATATCTATTTTTTTTAATACTTTATCTTTAAAAATTAAATTATTATTAATCATTATAAATTGAAGTTCTTTAAAAATATCCAATAAATCATTATATTCTTGTGTCATTTTTAATAGATTAAAATATTAGTTTAAAACATAAGTTATATAATTATGTTAATATATAATTTACGTTTTAAGTTAAAAATATATTAACATAAAAATAAAATTGAATTAATTTATTATTTATAGTTAATACAAATATAATATTATATAGTTGTGAATATATAGTTGTGAATATATAGTTGTGAATATATAGTTGTGACTATATAGTTGTAAAGTTAATATTTTTACTATGGAAAAAACTGATGTTCCAGATAAGTATTATGTAAGTAATGATATATATAATACATATGATAATTATGAACCACCTAAAAAGAAAATGAAATATGAAGAAGAAATAGAATGTAAATTAGAAGAAGAAATAGAACCTGTATTACTACAATTTAAAATTGGATATATTACAAAAAGTGGTAATATTTTATTAGACAATAAAAACATAATAGATGATGAGTATCCATACGATGCTGATAATAATACATTACTGATTGGTAGTCATAAAAAACCTTTTGAAATATCTTTATTACATTTTCAAACTTTTGAAGGTGGTGAAGCTTATTTAATTGATTATAATTGGACAAAAGTTGGTTTAAATAAATCTTATACTATAAATGATATTTATGACAAATTTATAAATGGGATATATTTAATTGGAACATTGAAATATTATCATAAAAATAATTATAAAAATGGCATAATTGATGATGTTTCTGAATTTCATGATGAAGCAAATAGTGAAATTAGATTACATTATACAAAACCAAGACATGAAATCGGTAATGTAGCTTGGAGAACTATAAACTGGGATTTATTTTATGATTTTGTTCCTAAGTGAATATAGATTATGTAATTCATTTTTTTTCATTTTATAATTATTTTTTTATAATTACCATGTCATTATTTTCATTATTTTTATTATTCTATAAATAAAATCTAACTAAATATATAATAAATATAAAAATGATTAAAATTAATAAAACATATTTGAAAATAATAGTAATAGTAATTATAATTGTAATTATTATTTTATTAGTATTAAATAATAATAGAGGCAATATTGATAAATTTACTAATAATAACGATAATAACGATAAGAGTAATTTTGAAGCAAATATTGAATTAGCTATAAATCCATATATAAAAACTAATACTATTAATGACAATCATAAAATCAAATGGCAAAAATTAGATACTAATTTTATGTCAAAAAATTGGCCTAATACTTTTGATTTTGATTATGATATAAAAGATGATATAATAAATAAGGCATTAACATTACCATTAAATTCTGCAATTATTGATTGTGGAGCTCATATTGGAGATGGTTCTGTATCTATTGCACATGCTTTAAAACATTACAATAGAGAAGATATTATTGTATATGCTATAGATCCTTCTAAATATAAATGCGAATTTATAGAATTTATTAAAACAAAAAATAATTTAAATAATTTAATAGTTCTAAATTATGGACTAAGTAATATAAATAGTGAATATAAAACATTAAAACAAAGTGGTGAAAATACAGGTGGTTGGGAATGGGTTGCACATAATACTAATACTACTGATACTGAAGATATTAATAATATAAATAAATTTATTAAATTAGATGATTTAATAAAAGATAATATGATTAAACATAAAATAGGTATAATCCATTTAGATGTTGAAGGAATGGAAAAAGAAGCATTAATTGGAGGAACTGAAACTATAGCACAACATAAGCCATATATTTCTATTGAAAATAATTCCAAATCAGGTAAAGATAGTAATGGTAATGAACATAGTTTAAATAATAACTATTATTTAGAATTTTTACCAAAAGAATATAAATATCTTTATAACAAAGGTCAAAATAATATTCTTAGTTATTAGTTATTAGTTATTAGTTATTAGTTATGAATAATTACTTAATGATTTATAAATTTAGGATTAATATAAATTTTACCACCATTCTTTATAACTCCTTCATTAAAATCAACATGTTCACAAAATTCTATTTTTTCATTTCCATTCATTTGAAATCCTTTTCCATAATCGCAATTATCTAAATATTTTCTTTTATATATAGCAGTACCACCAAAACAAGATATTACTTTTATAGGTTTTTCGTTTTGTGATATAGTTTTAAATCTATCATCTAAACAATATTGATGTGTTTTGCCTTCTATATCTCTACATTTTAACCAATCAAATGGCATCCAACCATCAAATGTTCTTAGTGCAAATAAATCATAATAATTTACTGTTTGATTCGCACCTAACATAGCCCAATCTTCTTCTATAACGACTTTATTAAAACAACTTGTAATTGATTCTGGTGTTAAATCATTTATTACATTATCTAAATCAATTACTATTAATAAATCAAAATTATGTTTCATAGCTTCTTTATATAATAGATTACGAGCATATGCTAATCTTTCAGTTCGAATACCTTTAACATCCTTTTCTGTTATTAATTTTATAAAATTTTCATTATTCCAAGTAGATAATAGTTCTAATGTTTTATCTTTTGAATCGTTTTCATATATTATTATTTTTGAAGACCTAAATAATGATTTTACCATTTCAAGTTTTTGTTTTGTATTTGGTAAATGTGCCTCTATATCTCTAGCACATCCTACAATTACAACATCATATGGTAATTGTAATGGTAATGGTAATGGTAATGGTAATTCATTAGTTGTATTACTATTTTCATAGTTTTCAAAAATATTACTATAGTTTAGTATTAATAATATTATACTTATTATACTTACTATAATTATTAAAAATAATATCATATACTTTTTACTTATTTTCATTTTTTATTATCTTTATTCTTTTATTATCTATATTATTATCTATATTATTATCTATATAATTATTATAGAGATAATAAAAGTTATTTTAAAATGGTATATTTATTATATAAAAATTTACAAAATAAATTACAACAATGGAAAATAGCAAATCACACCAAACTATATATAGCAATAATATCAATAATATTAATTTTAATAGTATTTTATAATTATTATACCTATAAAAATAAATACATTATAACTATAATAGAAAAATTTGATGCACCTATATATAAAACTTTAATATCAAATTGGGATAATGGAAGTGGCTTTTATTCAGAATTAGCATTTAAATTAAATCATTATTTATATTGTAAAAAATATAATATTAATTATAAAACAAATTCTGAACATTGGTCATATAAATTTAAAAATGGATGGACTGATTATTTTTTAGATGTTGAACTTAAATTAAATGATAGTAATGAAAATACAGTAAATTCGGGTCTAATACATACAGAAGGTGGATGTTGCACTATATTAGAACAATTTAAACTAAAAGATTATGTTAATATAATACCTGAATACTACAAATATACACCTGAAGTTCAGACTATCATTAATAATAAAAAAAATGAATTAGGATTAGTGAATAGAGATTATGGTTGTATATATATTAGAAGAGGCGATAAATTAATAGATGAAATTAATTTTATTCATACTGATAAATTTATTGAAAAATTATTATTAAACTATACAGAATGTAAAACTATTTTTTTACAAACAGATGATTATAATTGTTTTATTGATTTACAAAAATATATTAAAGATAATAATTTAGATATTAAACCAATTACTTTATGTCCTGAAAATATGTTTGGAACAATAGCACATAATGGATGGCTGGATAAAATGAAAGATAATACATATGCAAATAAAGAATATTTAGAAAAAATAAAAAATAATTTATCAAAACCTATATCTGAAATGACATCAAATGAAAAATATGCACATACTATTGAATTAATTACAAGTGTTGATATATGCATTAATTCAAAATATTGTGTATGTGATTATAAATCGAATGTGTCAAGATTTATAAAAGTAGCACATAAAAATGTTATGAATGTATTTGATGTTTTAGAAGGCGATTCATTATTTAATTTAGAAAGTTATAAAACAATTGGATTTGATTTTGATTCACAATGGAATAAAGAATAATAAAATAACTTAAAAATTTATATATATTATGAATTTTATTATGAATTTACTAAATAATTAATATCTATTTCTGTATTTTTATCAACTTTTCTAATTATTAAAAAATTATTATCTCTTATTTTGTCAATTATATTATTTGTACAAGACTTAATTAGTGCAAAATTTTGTTCATTAAATATTATTTCTGAATTTTTATCAATTTTATCTTTTTCCCAAATATCAAATGTATTTTTATTTTTATTATTATTTAATTCAAAATTAGAATCTAATTCTCTTAAAATATTACCAAAATAATGTTCATCAACACATCCCATATTTTTCCAATTATCTTTATATTGTAATAAACTATTAACTAATAGTTCGGTATGTTTTCTATTAAATATTAATCCTTGAGCAGAACTTTTTGTAAATTTATCATATGTAAATGAAGGATTTATAATATGATTATATCTTTCTTGTTGATTATAAAAAATATCAATTTTACTTTTATCATCTTTCATAATTTTATTATAAAATGTGTTAAATGATACTATTGGAATACATGAATCTGATATTAATATAAATTTTTTATTTAATGGGTCTTGTAATGCTTGTTTCATCATAAATATATTTGCTTCATCAGTTCCAAAACAACCCCAACATGTTTCTATATGTTCTGGAATATGTCTATCTTTTATTAATTTATTTGTTATTTTGTCAGGCTCTTTAGCATGATTATATATTGTAAATTTATTATAATAGATACTTTTTTTTATATCATTATCATTATCATTATCATTAATATTAAAAAAACGATTCCAAATATCTTCCCTTTTTAAATTATTATAAGTTAAAAATAAAAATGCTATTTTATCAGTTTCATTTTCATTTTTCATTTTCAAAATTATTTATATTTTGAAAATATTTAAATTTATATATGATTAAACAGATAAGTAATATTATTATAATTATAGATAAATATCTATATTTATTAGTTTGGTTCATTTTTACTAAAATAATACTATATTTATATTAGAAAATTATTAAAAAATAAATAGAAAATAAATAGAATATAAATAGAAAATAAATAGAAAATAAATAAAAAATAATATTAATGAAATTATAAAAGATTATGATAATTTACTAATATTTAATATAAAAAATGTAAAATTAATATAAAATTAATATAAACTAATTACAAAACTATTTACAATACTTATTGTATTATCTTCGTATAACCATTTTCATCTTTTTGTAATCCAATGATAATATCACTATTCTCTTTAATCTGTGTTAGATGACTAATGGTTAAAATGAAGTCAAATTTGGTTTTTAAATAATCTAATATTTGTCCTACATTATTAATATTATGTGTATCAAATGCTGAAAAACCTTCGTCAATTGCTAAGAAATTAATTTTTGGTAGATTAGATATATCTAATAGAGCAATTCTAATTGATAAACTGGATATAAATCTTTCAAATCCACTACCATTATTTATTAATATGTATCTATTATGGCTTGGTGTTTTAATTTTTTTAATTCCACCACCACCACTACCTCCACTATCATTCCCATACATAGGTCTATCTATATAAATATCTATTTTACTATCAGATATATCAAACTTAATAGTAAAATCTGTTATAATACTAAGTAAATCATTTACTTTTTTCTCCAATAAAGGTTGTATTTTATTGAGTAATATATAAGGTAATTGTTTCATTGCTTTTTTATAGATTTCATATAGTTTAAAATTCTTTTCAATGGCTTTATGTTCTGCAAGATCTTTTCTAATCTGGTCCAAAAGGGCACTATATTTAGTCATATTTGTATTCTCAGTATTAAACTGTTTTTCTATTTCCTCTAATACTTCATTAAAGTCTGCTAATTCTAATCTTAGTAAATCTAATTCTTTCTGGATACTTGTATTATAGTTAATTTGATCTTTGTATTTATCAAATTTCAAAAGAAGTTCTTCTTTTTGTTTTAATTCCATTATAATAAAGTGTTTATTCTTCTGTAATGTTTCATATTTAACTATCAGTGACATTCGTTTGCGTATAGATGATATCATTTCTTCAGTTTCACTAATACGTTTTTCATATTTTTGCTTTTTTGTTTTATTTAATTTTAATTCATCATCTATTTTTTTATTTTCTTCTAAATTAGAAATATCATTTTCAATTTGCTCTATTTTATTCTTATATGCAGAACTTTTAGTTTCACTTTGTTTTATTTGGTCTTCCAGAATACGTATTTGTCTTAATTCATTTTTAATTTTATTATTATCTTGTGTAAGTTGATTTTGTTTTTCTTTTATAATAGTTTCATCGTCATTTGATTTTGATTTATAAGTGTCAATCTCTTTTGCTAAAAAATAAGATTTAGCACGTGTTTCATAATTTTTATACTCTGGAGTCTGGATTAGATTATCTGGAGTAGTAATGCTTACTATACCAATCCATTTTTGTAATGCCTTCTTATATTTATCTTCATAAATATCTAATTTTTCAGTTAAATCTAATAATGACTTTGGTAATTTGACTAATGTTTTTTCTAATGTTAATATAGTTTCATTATTAATATAAATATTTTTTTCCTTTTCTTTTAAATCTATAATCTGTTGTTCTATTATTTTATTTTCTTCTTTACTACTTTTTATTTTATCATTATATTTATTTTTTAAATCATTTAAATAGTTTTCTGGAGTTGTTTCCAGAGGTGTATTAGCATCATTTGGTATTCTAATATTACTTGGCTTTCTGGAAGTATATAATAATTCATTAGCTTTATCAAGTAATTTTATTTTTTTATTAGCATCTTTAATAATTGTATTTTGTGTTAGTTCTTCTTCTATGAGTTGTTGATTTAATAAAGAAAGGTCTGTGGTGGGTGTGGGTGTGGGTGTGGTATTGGTCTCATCTTTAGTAATAGTAATAGTAGATAATAGTTTAATACTTTCTTTTTCATTATTTTCAAGTTGTGTATTTAAATCTTCATATTCTATTTCAATATCTTCTTTATTATGTTCTTCTAAAAATGTTTTACAATCATTGTTTAATTTATTTGATGTATCTAGAATAGATTGATGTAGTTTCTTAATCTTTTCTTTAGCATACTCTTTATTTTCTGTATGTATTACTATTAATTTCTCTGCTTTTAATTTACTCTTCTTTGCTGTCACAATAAAATCATTATTAATCTTTTTACTAATATGTTCTCTAATATCTTTATATTTGGTTAATTGTGTGCCTGCCATACTATCTAATTTATCAATAATATCAAATTTCATAATACGTTGGAGTTCTTTACGTCTTTCTGTATTCTCAGCATCTACAAAACAACTATTATCGTGTTGGACACTAAAACTGGTATGGATAATATCTTCATAACATCCAAAATAATCTTTTATTAAATCTTTGGTTTTCATTGCATTATCTTCTTCTAAATTTTCCTGGGTCTCATCAATATCATGTTTACGATAAAATTCTATCTTTGTTGTTACTGTATTTGTTTTTCCACTACCTCTTATTCCTTTTTTAATAATGGTATAAGTCCAATTACCTATTGCTAAATCTAATTTAATACTAAATATTTCACTACGAATATTCATAATATCTTTTGCAGAACCTTTACGTGTAAATTTATCAAATAATGTATAGATAATAATGTCTAATAAGGCTGACTTCCCTAAATGATTCTGGGCTATAATACCAACTACCCCTTTAAAATTTGTAAAATCAATCACATTATTTAATCCAAAAGCAAAGAGATTTGAAAACTCAAGCCTCTTTAATTTATAATGACCAGAGAATTTATTAGAAGAATAAGTATTATTATAATTATTATTGATATCTTGTAGTTTTTTATTTTGACTTATATTTAACTCCATAATTTCATTTATTTCTTCATTTGTAAGTGTTATATCACCACCTATTAGATTTTCTTTAATATATTCTTTAATATATTTATTTTGTAATTCTGGTGAGGTAATATCAATAGTTGTTGTTGAATTTTGTTTTTGAGTGTTTTGTAGAGTTTGTATTTGTGTATTTGTATTTGTGTCTTTTGAGTTTTGAGTATCTTGTGAGTCTTCAGATGTTGCTGTTAATTGTTGTGTAGTTTCATTATTGTTTGTAATGTCTAAAAATTCATCATTTTGATATGAGAATTCGTGTACTGTATGGTTCATTTTTAAAAGTGTAATGTAATCAGATATAAAACTTTCAGGTGTATTTTTATAAAGAACACGAACTCTAATATTATGAGACAAAGGACAATTTTTGTCGTGTATATTATCTTTACCTAAACATTGGTGATTTGCTTTTTTATTATCAACATAAAGAGTGACATAAGACCACGTATTTTGTATTGGAATAAGTTGTCCTGTTTTACTTTCAATATCCCATTTAATTAAACCGTGATTATTAATATCTTCACCCATATTTTGTTGTATTAGAGAACCTGCGTAGGCAATATTAGGTGTTATAAATTGATGTTTATGTATATCACCTAAACAAGTAATATCATAATCAGCAAAAGCAGATGGTGTAATTGTTTTATTATTGTCTTCTGTAAGTTCTAAACCATTAAAAAGCACAGCACCATTAACACGACCATGATATAACATAATAGAAGTAGTTTTGGGAAATGTTTGTTTTTGGGATTGGGTTTTTGTATGTATTGGTGGAATAATATTACAATCAAATATAGAGGCATGATAAAACATAAGATTAGATAATTGATATACACCAGATTCTAAAAAATAATAAATGGGATTAGATTTAGGTAGATCTGCAATAATAGGTGTTAAAGCATCGAGACGCTCTTTATTATTCATATTAACATCATGATTACCAGGAATAATGACTAATGGCATTAAATTAGATACTGCTTTAAGAAAATTATAGGTAAGTTGAACGCATTCTGGTGATAAATCACTTTTACTATGAAGAATATCACCAGTGATAAGTGCTATAATAGGTATATTTTTATTAGTTGATTCTGGAATACCATATAATTTTTTTTCTTTTTTAATATAATCTAAAACATTATTAAATACTTCTTGATATTCAGTATGACGTTTATATAATTGGATGTGTAAATCACTTAAATGATAGAGTTTTGTAATATGTGTTGAATACTCATATACTTTATCTGGTAGTCTTATAGGGAGTTCTAAAACTACTCGGCTAGTGTCCTCCTGAACTTTATCAACTACCAAGTTATGAGACCCGCAAGTTTCTTGAGTTTCTTGTGTTAATATATTAGATAATGTATTTAATCTGTTAGTTTCATTTAATTTTTCTTCTTTCAAAAGTTCAGCTTTTGTCTTCTTCTTTTCTTTTATAGGTTTATTTTCTTTTTCTTCTTTTGGTTTAGGTTCTCTTTTTTTACGTTCTTTCTTTTCTTTAGGTTCTTTGATTTCAGTTTCTTCTATATTATTATTCTCATTCGTATTAATAGTTTCATTAGTATCATTGATGGTATTAATATCATCTTCAATTTCTTTTTCTGTATTTTCAAATATAACAACATCAATATTTGAATTAGTATGTTCTTCTTTTATGATTTTTGCTTTTGGTTTGCGAGTTGATTTTACTTTATCCATCTTTAAGTATTTGTAATAAATTTAAGTTAATTATTTTTTAAACTTAGATAATATATATAGTTAATTATTTTTTAAATTAATTAAATAATTTAAGATTTAATATGTTTGAATAATTATAACACTAAAATTATAAATAAAAAATTGAAAAAATAAATAAATACATCAACTAATAAAATAAATAATTATATAAGTATAATAAATACACAATAACTACACAATAAAAATGAATAATTCTATAGGAATAGGAATACAAAAAACAAAAACTATTTGTAATAATTCTAATAATTGTATTGGCAAAGATTTATTTCATAATTGTCAAGGAATAATTAATTTTCATAATATAGAGTTTCGTTATCGTCCAAATCCTGGAATGAGATATAGTTGCAATTATATTTTATCTAAAAAACTTTGTCATTTTCATTATAATTATATTATAAATATAAACCAAGGTATATTACCACCTGTATATTATGAATATGATATGGAAGAAGCTATAGAACGTTTATTTGGTATATTAGATTAATTGATTAATTTAATAATCTATTTTTGTCCTATGAATATCATAACACATTAAAGGTATACCAATTTGTTCAGATATATCACGTATATATTGTCTTACAAAGAAACCACTTCCAACGTGTAACTTTAATGTCAAATAATCTATAGTTTTTATTTCTTTTTTTATTAAATTTTTCCATTGTTCTATAATTTCTTTTTGTCTAAAATCTTTTGTTTTATCAACTTTATCAATAATGTTTATACAAGTATTTATCCATTCTTTGAAATCTAATGTTCCAGAACCAATTACGTGTGAACTAAATAATTTCACATTATGAGTATAGTCTATAAAATTACCTTTACTTCTAGCTAATAATGATTTTGTTGAAAAATAATGATATTTTTGTTTAATATTAGTATTATTTATTTCATTTTCTATATTAAAAATAGATTTATATTTTGATATTATATCTAAATGATTTGTGTATGATTCTTGTGATTCTAGAATACCAAGGACATCATCACTATCGGTTTTATAACCAATCATAACTTTAACTTCATATGTTTTACTTAAATTAGTATAGTTATGCATATTCTTACATTCATCTCCAAAAAGTATAGGAACTATTCCACGTGCCATTGGGTCTAATCTTGCTGTATAACATATTGTTTGTTCTGGATATTGTTTTTTTATATTATTTATAAATTCTAATGGTGTTAAACCAGGTTCTTTATAGTATTCTAACATTTAATAGATTTAGGTATATGTGATTTATATTTTATGTAATCCATTTTAGTTTTAAGTATATTTATTTGTTTAATTTTATATTTTTTTAATTTTTTATTTTATATATAAATGATAAATGATAAAGAATTATTTTTTTATGTAAAAAATTGAAATATAAAAACATATATAGTTAATAATACTAATAATCTAAATATATAAGTTATAAATTGTAAATATATAATTTATACATATTAAAATGAGTGTTAAGCAAGCTTGTGATGCCGGTAAGAAGAGTTGTGTTGAATGCTCCAAGCACGGAAGTGGATTAGGCAGTGTGTATGCATCAAATAGATATTATTGTGAAAAAGAACGGAAAGATCGCTCACACAATGCATGCTGAAGTGAATACAATTAATAAATATATTGCATTATATAGAAAGAAAGGATACAAGGATGCAGATATTCGTCGTAAGTTAGGAAAGCAGTGTCTTATTGTGGTTAGAATTAATACTAATAAGAATGCTGAGTTTCCTATTACAAATTCTGCACCTTGTGGCGAATGTATTCAATATTTAAAGCAATATAATATACAAAAGATTATATATAGTATAGATGATGGTAATTTACATTTTGAGAGAGTGAAAGATCTTATAGGAACACATATATCACGAGGTCAAAGGGCTATTCTTCGTGAACGTAATGGCATTTGATAATAGGTAATATATAATTTTTTTTTAGTTTTATTTTGTAATTTAATTTTTTTTAATTTTTTTATTTTTAATATGTTATAAAATAATAGTATATATATGAAAATTATATGATAAATATAATGAAAAAAACTATAAAACATACCTCTAGAATAAATACATCAAATAAAAGTAAGAAAAAGAGTCATGTTGAAAATGAGAATATAAATATAAATATAAATATAAATAACAATACAAATATCATACATATTTTAACATTAGTAAAAGATTATTATAAAGAACAGAATGATAAAATTAGAGTAAATACTTATAATCGTGCAATATATCAAATAAAAAAATGGGATAAACCAATTAAACAAGGCAATGAATTAGAACACTTAGAAGGTATTGGTAAAGGGATGGTAGGTAAAATAGATACTATAATTAGTTCTGGAACACTTCCTATTATTAAAGAGAAACATATTATAAATACACAGGATAAATATATATATAATAAATCTAAATCTAAATCTAATAAAAAAGAAACAGAACTAAAAACTATTTTAGGATTTAATAAAACTTTTATAAATGAAGTAAAAAATAAAAATGATGCCAGAACTATTAATGATTTTAGAAAATATATTAGAGATGAATTAAAAAATAATAATATGAAATTAACACATATACAAGTATTAGGACTTAAATATTATGAAGATCTAAATGATTTAATACCACGTTCTGAAATTACTTATTTAGGTAATACATTAAAAAAGCAAATAGATAATATGCAAAATACACATATAACAAGCTTCATATCTGGTAGTTATCCTTCAAATACTAAAAAATATAGTAAAGATATTGATATTATAATAGTAACTATGGATGATACTATGGATGATACAGATACTCTTAAAACAATAAATCATTCTGGAACATTAAAAAATATTATAAGTAATATAAAAGATAATAGTAAAAGTGTAAGTGAAAGTAAAAGTGTAAGTAATAGTAAATATAAAAATAAGATAGATTTAGAAATAATATCTTTAGGGGAAACAAAGTTTATGGGTTTACTACATAGTCCAATCAGTAATAAAATGAGACATATTGACATAAGATTAGTTAATTTAGAAGCATTTCCATATACTTGGTTTTACTATAGTAGTGGTCAAATATTTAATATACTTATTAGAAAAAAATTAAAACAGAAAGGATATAAGCTTAATGAATATGGATTATTTAAAAATAATGTAAAAGTAAAATTAGATGTATCTCCAGAATATAAAATGAAAAAAATAATGATGAAAAAAATAATGAAAAATAATAATAAAAATAATGAAAAAGAATTATTAGATTATGTAGAAACTATTGAAAGAGAAATATTTAAACTTGCGGATATGGAATATAAAACAGTTTCAGAAAGATATTAAACATATATAAAATTTATAAATAAATATTATTTAATTTGAGAAAATCAATAATATGTTTTCTTTCAAGTAATTTATAATTATCCAGACTAATATTTTTTACTATATAGTCTGTATAATTATAATGATAACTTAAATCCATAAATTGTCTTAACATAAAAATAGCTTCATTTTGTAATGCTTCTGTAATAGTAATAATATGTGTGCTATCTTCATATTTATTTATAAAGTAATCAAGAAAATATACAATGTGGTATTTATAATAGCTATCACTATACATTAGAAAATGTGTTCTAAACTCACTATATTCTTTCCAATACTTAATAAAATCAATAAATAATATTTTACTAAAATTAATTAAAAGTTTAGTCTGTGTTATTCGTTTATCATCATTATCATCATTATTACTATGATAAATTAATATCTCTTGTATATTTGTATATGATAATCTACCCCATATTTTTATAATTAAACTTAAAACTTCAAACCCAATGGTATGTTTATAACATTCTGTTAAAAAGTAATGTGTTATTTTTGATGCAGGACATATATCTATAATCATTGATAATTCTGGTATAAGATGACTATCATCTTGAAAGTTTATCCATCTAATTGTATTATGAGACTGATGTTGATTGTGTGATTTATTTTCTATTGTAATTATTGGATTATATAATTGTTCTTTGTCTTTTATAAGACAATCTGGTCTTGTAATATGTATTTGAGACTTATTTTTAGTTTTTTTAAATTTATGTTGTAAATGATGTTTACCATAAGATGTTAAAGATGCATATAAACTTATTAATTCGCGTGAAGAACAATCAATTATATTAAATAAAATACTTGGTTCATTTGTGTTAGTTTTTGTATCAGTAGTATCAATCGTATTTATGATTTCTATAACTTGTTCTTCTCTAATATCACACGCAACTTGTATTATATCAATTGTTGTTTTTATAATAGTAAAAGTATCATTATTATGATGTATTATAGTCTCATTTGATAAATGATCTCTGGAATTAGTTTCAAATAATTCTTGAAAACCTTCAAGTATATTATAGTGACTATACATAGGATCAATTAATATAACTTTATTTTTAATTTCAATATATGAATAATAATGTAAATGACTTATTAATTCAGGACTAAATTGTTGTATTGGATTATTAAATAATGTTTGTAAAAATGTTGTATATTCATGGTTATGTGTTGTGTATTCTGACATATGCATCGTTTTTGAACCAACTATAATATGAATTATAGTAATAGTCAGATTAGTTTTATCTTTTAGTTCTTCATTTTTACTTAGTTTATTAAATTCTACAATATATTGTGTTAATTCTTCAATTGAAGTTAGGTTTGTAATGATATACATTTTAATATGTTTTAATTGGATAATATTATCTAAGTTTATAAAACAAATATCAATTTTTATATAATTAATTTCATAAATAGTAAATTAAAATCTTATATTACAATAAATACAAAATATTATAAATTAAAATTTATATTTATTAATTTTATATTTTATTAAAAATAATACAATATGAAAGTATATAAAAAATATAAATCTAATACTTCTACTAATGATAAAAAGAAGAAGAAACAAGTGAGTATATATAGTGCAAATGCAAATGCAAATGCAAATATGAGTGATAGTAAAAAGAAAAAGAAAACTATTAGTATATATAGTGGTGATGGTAATAGTAAAAAGAAAAAGAAAACTATTAGTATATATAGTGGTGATGGTGATAGTAAAAAGAAAAAGAAAACTATTAGTATATATAGTGATAGTAAAAAGAAGAAGAAACAAGTAAGTATGTATAGTAATGGTAGTAATGGTAAAAAGAAGTATCAAAATACTAATCTTTTATTAAGTGGTTCATTAAGTGGTTCGTATGACGATAAAAAGAAAAAGAAAGTGGTTAATATTGATATTGAAAAACAAAAAAAAATAATAGAAAACATAAAAGGAACTAAATGGGATAATATGGATAAGAATGATGTGAATAATGTTGGATTAGATAGTATGAAAAAAACATTATGTAATTTACGTTATGGCAATTTTCTTGATGTAGATGTTTCTGATAGAACTCCTTATTGGGGTCTTGGTGTTGAACATGAAATGCAACTTTTTCATAAAGCCCGCAGTGGTATGCAAAATACTAATATCATGTTTGATAGTCAAGAATCTACTTGTTTTTTAATAAATGATGAAGAATCTTGTACAAAATCAAGAAAGGAAATGTTTGGTAAAATTGATGATTTTACAGAAGATGTAAAAAAATATGTAGGAAAAGATGGTGAATCTGGAGATTTTGGATTAACACATGAAGAAAAACAATATTTATCAAATATTCAATGGGAATTATCTGGACGCCAAATTAAAAGTTGCGATGAACCAGAAAAACAGACACATATATTAAAAAGAACACCTATTTTAATGCCTGAGTTAATAACTACTAATTTTAGTAATCGTTCAATAGATAGTATTGCACAAGAAATTATTGATTTAGAAAAACATTATATTGATATACATATGAAAAACCCACATACTAAACAAAAAGTAGCACTATATGGACCTTTAACAACACATCTATGTGGAGCTAATAGCGAAATACTTGTTCCTAAACACCCTAAATTAATTTCTAAAGAATATCATTTTAAAAAAGAAAAAATGACAGATTATGTTGGTAGTTATCATATTACAATTACATTACCACATACGCGCGATATTAATACTAAAGATTTTGTAAAAATGCACCAAAATATGGCACAACAAATACAATGGCTCGAACCTTTACTTACAACCGCATTTTTTAGTCCTACACAAGCAGCTGTTGGTAATTCTAACGAAACAGAAGGCAGTTTCCGTATTATGACTGTTGGCTGGGGTAATTTTGGAGGTAGTGATGTTAGAAAAATGGGCAGTATAGGTTTAGATAGAGGTAGTAATCTGAAAGCAACTTGGCGTAGTGGTCTCAATTTTACTGGAACTAAAAAACTTAACTATTGTGCAAAAAAAGCTCCAGTTCAATATAAAAAATCTAAAACGGTTCATACTGGAGATTTTCGCACATTTGGAGTTGAAAATAATATGGAAAAATGTGTTAAATTATATAATCCATCTGATTGTCAAAATGGAAGAGCTGATGGTGCCCCTATGAAACCCCCTTTTGGTGTTGAAATACGTATATTCGATCATTTTCCTGCTGAATATTTAATTGAATTAATGAGGATTGTTGTATTAATTGCGTCAAATGCACAACGCCATCCTGCTAAAGAATATGTATATACTGATAAACGATGGAAACACGCAATACACGCAATTATGAAAGATGGCTGGAATGCAATTGTAGATCCCACATATATTAATGCGCTAAGAACAAATCTGGGTTTACCAATACATACATCTTCAGTTCTAGCATATGATATTTTAAAACAAATTGTAAAAGAATTATTTGAAATTAATAAAGATGCTTATATTAATAAACTTATGAATGAACATCCAGACATAGAACCTGTTGTACCCTCTATAAACCGTATGTGTTGGGAAATGGCATTTACACAGAAATATAATACAAAGGTTGTCAATTTTTTAAAGAGGACATTTCATAACGAACAAAAAGTATCTCTTGTTGAATTTGGTAAAATGATGAAAAATGATAGTGAAATGGATTATGATAAATGGAAAAATGATATAAATGATTTATTATATGCTTTGGAAACACATCATCACGTTCAATTAGATATATTTAATGGGAAAATAAAAGGTATTACAATTATGCTTTAATTTATGATTTTATTTATGTTTATTTTTATTTATTTTTATTTATTTTTATTTATTTTTATTTATTATCTTTATCTAATATAAGATACTCAATATATTTATTATTATATTATTTTATTTTATTATAATTATATTTATATTTATTATTAAATGTTAAATAAATCAAATAAAAAGAATTTAGATAATGGTAGAAATAATAAAATTTCTAAAAGTAGTAAGAAATCTTTTAGACGTAATATAAAAAGACAAAATCTTACTAAAAAAATGCATGGCGGAGTTAATCACAATATAAATCCAACATATAGTCCTGGAGGTAGAGATTTTTTTAATAAACGATCTAAAAACTATTATCAATCGGTAGAAGAAGCAGAAGCAGAAGAAGCACTAAGACTAAAACAATTATTATCTTCAAAGAAATCAATATTTTTACGACAGAAAAGCGTAAAAGGTAAAGGTCCATATTTATCATTATCTAAAAGAAAAAGTCGTCATTCCACTACTGATGGAGATAGTGGTGTAGGTATGACCTCATCAGATAGTGAAAATGAAACAAATACAGATACAGATAAACTACGATTAGTAACTTATGAACCTAAAATACCAAATATATTAATATATTTTGGATGTTTTTGTCCTCCTCATAAAGGTCATTTTCTAAATGTTAAAAATAATATTAATAAATTTGATAAAATATATGTATTCATATTTAATCCTGAATCTTTACGTCATGGTATTAATACAGATGATAATGTAAGAATATGGGAACTATATAAAAGTTTATTAACACCTATAGAACAATTAAAATTAATATTGATAAAAAGCAAATATAAAAGTGTACATCCATTTACAGGTGGTATTGATAAAATGCGTGCTGATATTGATATCACATTTCCAGCATTACAATATAAAAAATATAAAGTAAATTTATTATTAGGCGATGATTATAATAATACAAAAAGTACTCAATCTACAGAAACAATAGCAGACTATTGTAATCATTCTCCACGATGTGTATATAATAATGATTTCATAAAAATTCAAAGATCACAAACGCCAGTTTCTGCAACTGACTTTATAAAAATAATAAAAGCTAAAAAAACTAAACAAGAAACTATTGTTGAATATGCAGATATTGAATCATTTCTTCCATATGAATTATCTATTCCAAAAAATCAAACTATACTTGATAATTTATTAAAAGTAATAAATAATTTTGATATAAAAAAATTAAAATAATGTATTCTATTTTTATAACACTAAAAGATTATTAGTATATTTAATTTATTTATTATTTTTTATATAAATTTTCATTTTTATAATAATTAGTTTTTACACTAAAAATTTATAATATTAATTTTACAATAATAGGTTTATGATCTGATGCCATATATTTTACATTTGGTATATTAATATCTATTGGTTTATTTAAACTATCAATAACATGGTCAAAATGCGTGATGCGATTGATACAACACGTTAAAATATGTTTTGGATGATGGTAAAATTGTGTACCATTTATAATTATTTTATTTTGTGAATTACCAAATTCTTTAATATTATAATTAAAGTCTCCAGATATAATATAACGTATTGTATTCATATTTAGTTTATGAGTTTTATTTTTTCTAATTTCTTCTTTTATAGTAAAAATCATTTTTTCAAGTTTTAAATATTCTTCATTTTTATTATAATGACCCATATGAACGTTAATTAAACATATTATTGAATGTGTAGCAGTTTTATTAGAAGTATTAGATTTATTAGAATGAAAAAGAGTTGCTAACCAAGGGCGCCCTTTCTCAAATTCACCTTTAATAGTATATAGTAATTTATATTTAGGTTTCCAGAATGTAACCATATCATCTAAACCAGATTTATGTATTTCATAATGCATTTTTTTTAATACTGGAGATTGCTCTACAAGTTTATAAAAATCACTTGCTTCTTGTAATGTAATAAAATCTAATGTATCAGTGTTTGTCTCATACTCATTAATAACATTAGCAATATTATTTACACATATAGAATAATGTTTAGGATGTTTTTTATCACTATTATTAGAACATAAATTCCAATCACTTACTTTACCAGTCATTGACTCCCATGAAATATTATAAGATAAAATATTTAGAGATTTAGGTATTGAATTTTTAGTTCTTGATTTTCTTAATTTACTTAATTTACTTAATTTACTTAATTTACTTAATTTACTTAATTTACTTGTTTTTTTATGTGTTTTATTATAAATCATTTATATTTTATATGTTATATCTCTATTTATAATAAAGAAAAAAAATATAAAATATAAATGAATCATTTATATTTACAATAACAACAAACATTGTGAATAAATTAAATTCATTCAATAAAATCTAGAGTAATATGCGGCAGGGGGTTTTTGTTGATATGATGCTGAATAAAATGCAGGAGCATTAGGTGAAAGCGAACGCGCACGTACATTCATAGGAAATAACAACTGTACCGTAGCCTTAGGTGAAGGCGAGCTTGCACATCCGCATATAGTATGATATAGGTCTCTACCAAGACACTCCTTAAATCGTTGCTCTGTTACAGGTCTGCAGTCGCGGTCCTCAGGTCTACTCATTTTAATAATAATTATAATTATTAGTATAATAATACATACATTAATATAAAAAAAACAATTTTTATCTAAAATAATAAAAATACCAAAAAATAGAAAATGTAATTACTAACTAATACATACTCTATAAGGAACTGTAACACCTGATGTAATATTTTCTCTTGTAATCTCACAAATTTGTTTTAATCTAAGACCAATATATTTTGCTTGTGGATCATCTCTTTTAATAGTAGGTAAATTTTTTACAGTGCAATTATATTTTTTTAATAAATCTTGTGTTTCTTGTGTTGATAATATACGATGTTTAGGAACAAATTGATGATGACTTATATTTAATAAGAAATTTTCTAATCCAAATAATTGTATAAAATAATTTTTGGTAGTATATAAGTCATTTACAAAATCTTCATCTGTTTTTTCTTTTGCTCCAACCTTCATTAATAATCGATTAATATTAATCATAACTAATGTATCTTTTGTGGTAATATATTTTTCATATATTTCAGCTATTTGAGTTTTTACATTTGCTGTTCCTTTGAATTTAGGATCAAGTCTATACTTAACATAAATTTTTTCAACTGATGAATTTACCTTTTTTTCAAGAAATATATCAAGAGGACCTATATCACCTATATACTGAAACTTACCAGTATAATGTTCTGTAATCATAGTTTTTATTTCATCAGAAGTATAATTTTTTAAATGATCTACATTATAACCTCTGTCTTCTAACATTTCTAATAAATGTGTTCTAGAATTATATATATCTTGAAACAATTTAAATGCGTGTAATTGAGAAGCATTCATTTTAAATTATTACTTATAAATAATTATAAATAATTATAATAAAATTCAATTTTTATTAATATATATATATATATAATATATTTAGTTTAATTTTTTTATATTAATTTTTATGTAGTTTATTATTTTTAATGTCTTTTTTTATTTATAAATTTAAGATTGAAATGGGTCTAAATTTTTACTACCTCCATATAAAAATCCATCATTTACTTTTGACTCAAGTTCTACTATTTTTATATTAGTATCAAAATGTAACTGTTTATTATTCATACCACTATTCTGTTGATTTTGATTGCCTCCATTTTGATTTTGATTGCCTCCATTTTGATTTTGATTTTGATTTTGATTTTGATTTTGATTAAATTGATTGTTATTATTATTACTATTATTACTATTATTGTGATTTTGATATCCTCCATTTTGATTATTATTACTATTACTATTACTATTATTATTACTATTATTGTAATTTTGATATCCTCCATTTTGATTATTATTACTATTACTATTACTATTACTATTATTGTGATTTTGATATCCTCCATTTTGATTGTTATTACTATTATCATTATTAAAAGACATATTTAAACCTCTATTATTTATATCTGAATCTGAATTATTAGTTTGTGATTGTTGTAATACATTTTGTATACCTTGATTTTTTGCATTATCTATATTTTCTTGGTAGCCTGCATTTTGTATTCCTAATAATTGATTATTTACTTCTTCTATTGATAAATCATCATCTCTTTCTTTAATATTAAAATTAGGTTTTTCACCTCCATATTGACTATTATTACTATCAGTACTCATTAAAACTTCATGTGATGTATTTTGATTATTATTTTGATTGTTATTTTGATTGTTATTTTGATTATTTATATTATTAAAATTGACTCTTTGAAATGATTGATTAAAATTATTACCACCTTCTATATTTTCATCACCACCATTATTGTTTTTTTCATCATAATTATCATCATCATTATCGTTTTCTTCATCATTATCGTTTTCTTCATCATTATCGTTTTCTTCATCATTATTTTCCACATTTTCACTACCACCTGACATATTATTATTCATTAATTCATCACTAACATCTTCTTCATCTTCTTCATCTTCTTCTATAATAATATCATCTTCATTATTATCATTATGTATCATAGTATCAATGTCATCACTTGTTAATTCAACTAAGTCATCAGTATCTTCATCTCTTTTAATAAGTGTCTTTAAATTATTTACATTTAATTTAACATTCATACACATTCCTTGCATTTCTTGTAATAGTATTTTAAATGTATATGGAACTACTAAATTAATAAAATCTACTGATTTTTGACTGTACATATTGACACCAAGTATTTTTTCTTTTGTTAGATTACTATGACCTACATTATCATCCAATTGATATGATGTAATACCATCAGTCATATTATCATAATATAAATTTTTCTCTGGATTACTAATAGTTATTTCCCCAGATGCTTTACTCACTTGTATAATAAATTTATCACATCGTTCAATATAACTCTCTTTAATAAAACTCCATATACCATGTGAGATCAATGCGTCGCGCTCCATCTCCCCAAGTCGCAAACCTCCACCATTTGCTCTTCCAGCTACACTTTGTCTATTAACAGTATATAGACCTCCAGGAATAGGTATACCATTTTGTCTTTCTCCACTAAGACGAGTATTTATTTTATCATCTACCATATATTTAAGTCTTTGATAATAGATTGCACCACAAAATATATTCACTTCCATTTGTTGTCCTGTCATTCCGTTATATAATATTCTTTCGCCCATAGATGATAATCCTAATTTTGTTTCCAATATATCATTTACCTGTTCAATATTAATTGTTTCAAAAGGTGTAAATAGTCCTTGAAAGCCCAATTCTGCAGCCATATTTCCAAATAACATTTCCATAAATTGTGAAGCTGTCATACGTTTTGGAAAACCAGAAGGATCAAAGAGAATATCTGGTGTAATACCATCTTCAGTATAAGGTAAATCTTCTTTTTTCATAACTATTCCAAAAATACCTTTTTGACCGTTACGTGATGCAAATTTATCTCCCATAACAGGTGGACGATATTGACAAGTCCTTATTTTAACCATTCTATCTCCTTCATTATTTGTTTGACAAGTATACACTCGGTCAATCATACTACCTTCATTACCAATTTTAACTTTGGTTGACATATCTTTAAATACATCTTTACCTTTCTCATTTTTACTTTTCATATATTTACCAATAACAACATCTTCTTCTTTAAGATAAATACCTTTTTTAGGTAATCCATATTTATCTAATGTATCAAAATTCACTCTCATTTTTGTTTTAAGTTCTTCTTCATTAGGATACTGTTCCATTTCATCTCTATATAAAGGATTATAAAAATGATTTTCTTCTCCTGTAGCTGCATCTAACATTTCAAAATCCTTATACATTTTATAATAACTTGTTCCAAATAACCCTAAATCAAGTGTAAATTGATTACCTACAATAGCATCATCTTGATTGTAATTATATTTAGCTACTGCAACAAATAAATTGTGACCTTGACCGCATTTTTCAGCTCCTAATATTTTATTAAGACGACATGTTAATAATGGTTTTTCAGGATAATTAAGTATATGTGATGAAGTATCAATGCGATTATTAAAATTCATAGCATATGTAGAAATACCCTGTTTTACGTGTTTACTTGAAAAAATAACACGAGGACCCGCATTATACTGCATAAATGGCAACATATGCACGTTAAAACTAAGAATCATACTCTGATGTAATTCTACATGTGTATATTTAAGTAATGATTTATGAGATATATTAAAACCAATAGATAGTAATGTTGTATCAAATTCTTCACAATCTATATATTCAACTACAGATTGACTTTCCCTTAATTTATCAATAGTGAATGAAACATTATCATTATCATTATCATTATCTAATCCAATATATGAAATTTCTTTAACACTATCATCATAATAATCATACTCCTCTTTTCTTTTACGAAACCCAGAGACTATTTCTTTAAAAGTAATGTTTTTATCTTGTATTTCCTTAATATGTTTTGGTTGAAGCAGAATATTATTATTTTCAATAATATAGAGTGGACGTATAAAACGCCCACCATCAGTATAAATTTTAATTTCATTATTACTTCTTTCCCAAGATATGCTATTAAAAATATTTATTAATCCATTTCTTCTATATAATTTAAAAATAGTAATGAATTCTTCTGGATTGCGATGACAACCAAACCAATTACCATTAATAATGACTTTACATAATTGTCCCATTTCAGTAGGTAAAAAATCATCAAGTAATTCAACACCTTTATTTAAACAAAAATCTATTATTGGTTTTGTCCGACATCCAAATGTAATATGTGATATAATAGCAAGCCCTTTAGTTAATCCTACTTTTCCCCCTTCAGGTGTATCTGAAGGACATACACAACCATATTGTGTAGCATGTAATCTGCGTCTAGATATAGATACTTTACCATCACCAGGATTATCAATTATTCTACGAAGGTGAGATATAGTTAAATTACGTGTTAATCTATCCAATGCTTGAACTACACCTACTTTTTGTCCTATTGTTCCTTTTTTAAGAGCTCCATTAAAATGTTGTTTAAAAGTATCACTACTAAATATTTCGCTAATATTAGTTTCATTAATAATTCTGAATATATTTTCACCACTGTATTCAGCACTATTAAAATTATACTTAGAATTTACTTTAACACGAGCTGAATAATTAACTTGTTTAAAAGCCTCCCTAAATAATGTTGAAATGAGGAAACCTGATAAATCAATACGTTTATTAGCAAAATTGTCACGGTCAGTTTCTTTTTCTAAACCCAATCTTAATAATAATAATTTTCTTGTTACATATCCTAAATAATATGCTTTGGCTTTATTTAAATTACCAATAGTAACAATATGTGGGAATAATGCTTCTGTTAATGTTGAATATAAATAACTCAATTTAACAACTTTATTACGTTCTGTTTTATTAGATAATGCTTCTTTATCTTCATTTGTATTTTGTTGTGATCGTGTAGGTAATTTAGATAAATATGTTTCTGCACTTTCTTTATTATATATTTCATCTTCAAGTATAAATGGATCTAAAATACTTGGTCTTAATAATTCTAACATTTGTAGAGTTAATTTATCAGTTTTATTCGTATTATCAATATCACCAACAATATATTCAATAATTTGCTTATCTGTTTCAACACCTAATGCTCTAAACATAATAAATAATGGAACATCACGATTATTAACTGTTTTTAAAAATGGATTAGCTTGACCTAATCGTACAGTAATGGTTCCTTTTCTTTCAAGTTGTACCTTAACTGTTTTTGCATTAGCAAAGGCATCATCACTAATACACTTAATTTCAGCAATATGTGTATATTTTTCCGATCCTGTTGATTGTGGAATGATATTGAGAAAAATAATATTTTCTGCTTTACGTTCTTGTGAAACAATGGTTTTTTCTGAACCATCCAGAATAAAATAGCCTCCTAAATCACCTGGGTCTTCACCCATTTGTGTTAAGATTTCATCTGTATGAGTTTTTAATACACATAAATCTGATTGTAACATAATAGGAATATTACCCAGATATATATTATCTAAATAAGGTGCATGTTCTATAAGTACTTTATCATATCCATTTACAATTTCACCATTCTTTTTCATCGTCATTTCAATATCAATAGAGTAAAAAAAATCAGCACCATAGGTCATATCTTTTAATCTTGCTTCATTTGGGTAAAGTTGTCTAATTTCACCAGAGGGAAAATTTTTAATAGTTGGTTTTGTAAAACTATATTTATTACTATTTTTACCACCATAATATACTTTTATTTCATATATTATAGTATTATCAGTATTATCAATTAAAATAAATGGGGGATTTTGTGCTAAATTTTGAAATATTTGTGGTATTTTATTTTGAATAAAATCATTATAACTATCTATATGATGTCTTACTAAATAATTTGGTGTATCACGAAAATAACTATTTATAACATCCCAAGTATCTGTTTCTAAATTCATTTTTAGATATTTTATTTAGTTGTTTGTTGTTGTATGGTGTTTGTTATTAGTTATTTATGTATTACTATTTAATATATATTTATATTTATATTTAATTTTTTATACTATTATTAATTATTGATTATTGATATTTCATTTTATATTAAATAATTAAATAATTAATAATAAAAAATAAGTTTTTATAGTAATATAGTTTATTAATTATAATTAAAATCTTATATAAAAATAGTTAAAAACTATACTATATAATATTAAAACTAATCTTGAAAATGGGAGGAGGTTTAATGCAATTAGTAGCTTATGGTTCTCAGGATGTATATTTAACTGGGAACCCACAAATAACATTTTTTAAAGTAGTTTATAGACGTCATACAAATTTTTCAGTAGAACCTATTCAACAAGTTTTTAATGGCATAGCAAATTGGGGTAAAAGTGTAACCGCAACCATTGCAAGAAACGGTGATTTATTACATAGAATGTATATAACTATTACACTACCAAGTGTTGCAGCTAATGGGTCAGACCAATTTCGCTGGCTCAATTGGCTCGGTCATATCATAGTTCAACAGGCTGAAATAGAAATAGGTGGTCAAAAAATAGATAGACATTACGGTCATTGGCTTCATATTTGGAATGAATTAACACAAACTTCAGGTCATCAGGCAGGTTATGCTACTATGGTTGGTAATGTTCCTCGTTTAGTTCAATCTTCAATAGATGCTACCCCTTCAATTACTTTATATGTGCCTTTACGTTTTTGGTTTAATAGAAATGTGGGTCTTGCATTACCATTAATTGCTCTACAATACCATGATGTTAAATTAAATCTACAACTTGCTAATGTATCAGATTGTTATTGGGGTTCAGGTGCAACAAGAGTTCCAGGTGATTTATTAGATGTCACTTTATGGGTAGATTATATTTATTTAGATACAGATGAGCGACGTCGTTTCGCCCAAGCAAGTCACGAATATTTAATAGAACAATTACAATTTAATGGTGATATGCCAATTAACAGTACGATTGAACAACTTAAAATGGCTTTTAATCATCCAGTTAAAGAAGTGATATGGACGATTCAAAAAGACAGTCTCATAAATACAACAACAATGCAAAATTATGGTGGAAAACAATGGTTTAACTTTACAGACTCAATTGATTATACTTATTTCTCAGGAACTCCACAAGACCCATTAGGTGGTGGTATAGGTACAGCAGCATTTAATGTTGGTAATTGGTATTCTAGCTTACCTATGAGTGGAACTGCTAACGGAAGTGTTGCAATTGCTGGCAAATATGGAGAAAATGGGTCAAATATTTCATCCTTTCATTTTGATGATTTATTTGGAACAACTTCTAATGTATCCTCACGAGGTTGGACTTCTCACTTACCTGTTTTTGATATTGGTGAAAATCCTACTGAACTTGCTAAAATACAACTCAATGGACATGACCGTTTATCACAAAGAGAAGGACGTTATTTCAATACAGTAATTCCACAAGAATGCCACGAAAATTGTCCCGCAATGGGTATAAATGTTTATTCTTTTGCATTTAAACCAGAAGAACATCAACCAAGTGGCACTTGTAATTTTTCTAGAATTGATATCGCACAATTATTATTAAATATTACAAATGCTACTTATCTTACACATACAGCAACAACAGATACAGCAAAATGTCGTATATATGCTACTAACTATAATGTATTGCGAGTTTTAAGTGGTATGGCGGGATTGGCATTCACCAACTAAGTTTTGCCAAAACTTAACTAAAAGCTAAGTTTTGCCAAAACTTAACTAAAAGCTAAGTTTTGCCAAAACTTAACTAAAAGCTAGGGAGGCTAAAGCCTCCCAGAATTAGTAAATTTATAATATTAGTTAAATTTTTTAGTTAATATTTTGGTTAAGTTTTTTCTAAAAACTTAGTTTTTTCTAAAAACTAAGTTTTCATCCGTATATTTTCCATCATTTTAATATATTATTTTTATAATAGTTATCAATTATATATCAATGTTACTTTAATATTATTTTTTTAAAAATGTCTTATAGTTCAATCACTAAAAAACAAAATATTAATACTATTGTTGAAGAAGATACTCCAGAATATAAAGAACAACAAAATATAGAAGAATATAAGGAACAACAAGAAATACTAAATAATAAAAAGAATAAATATAAAAAGCATAATGAAGATGCATATAATATGACTGTTAATATGACAAGTAATAATAATGTATCTGGAACAGGTAATGACAACAGTAGTATGTTAATTATACAACCTCGTGTTCTTAATATTTATAATAAAAAATATTGTATGAGATGGCTAACTTATAATATTAATACTAATTATTATCATTATGATTATTGTGTTAGATTATTTGAAATAATAATGAAATGGGTTAGATATAATAATTTTGTGATAAAGACTAATGAACAAGTATTATTAGGTAAATTTATGAGTTTAATGTATTTATTAAGTAATAAAAAAGGATATAGTTATGATAAATAAGTATGATAATAAGTATGATAATAAGTATGATAATAAGTATGATAATAAGTATGATAAATGACTCTAGATGCGGTAAAAATATTAAATCATAATCACTATTATAATTATAATATAAACATTATTGCTTTATTAATAATATAATAAACATTTACTTATATATAATAAATATTTCTAAAAAATGAATCATGAAAATACTGATATGGAACCATTTATCCATTTATATAATAAAATGAAAGATGATGCTCTTGAAAATGGTATAAATATGTTTAATGAAAATAATGATAATGTAAATCAACAAAATATGTTCAGTTATTTTTATCAATTTATTAAAAAATATATAGTCATTACAAAAAAATCTGAAAAAATAATTAATGTATAAATAATATATAATTAATTTGTTTATATTTTTAATTTATTTTTAATTTATTTTTAATTTATTTTATTTATATTTAGTAAGTAATATATAATTAACATATACTTTATAATATTATGAAGAATTTAATAACAAGTAATAATTTAACATTTACAAAAAAAAAATGTAATTGTGGTATAATATCAAATACTACATACAACACAAAATCAAAAAAAAAATATTTACAAAGAAAAAATAGATCAAAGAAAAACATAAAATAAATTTTCTTTGTGAAGAATATTTGTTATATTTATACACTCCATTTATCAACATTAAATGGTGCAACACCAATAGCATTCATATTTTTTTGAAATTGTGCTATTTTTGCATTAAGAGCTAATTGTTTATCACTTGTAATTGTTTGTTTTACTTTTTCATTGCCTTTTGGTTCAGGTTTAATACCATAACAATTTACACCATATAAAAGATTAGGATCATTACGAGATAAATTAATACCAGGTGTCCCACAAATATTACGTTTATTAGGTTCATTATCTTGTAATGTTTTCCAAGTTGAATATTGAATAGGATATGCAGCTAATCCATCTTTAGTCCATCCTACATTACACCAATCAGCACCACCTTTATGTGCATCCATGAGTTGATTGATGGATGCAATATCAGCACCTAATGCACCACATACTGCAGGGGCATCCTCTAATGTATAGATATTTTCTTTTACATTAAAAACTTGTTTAATTTTAGGATTACTAACTGTAGCTGATGATGCACCAGTAGAAAGAGTAATACTTGGTTGATTTGCAGATGCATAATAGCCAGTATTATTAGTAGGTGAAGGTGTTGATACACTATTTAATGATCGAGATGTGCTATTTCTTTCTTTTTTTAAAGATTGGGAATATGTATTAGAATTATCATTAGACTTTTTATTTACTACAATATAATATACAATTATTATTATTAATAAACCAAATACAGCTGATACACCAATTAACACAAAATTAGGTTCTCCAGATAATTGAGGATAAATCATTTTTAATATACTTTTTTATATATTTTTTATTATTAAAAATTATAATACTATTATTATACTATACTATTATTTTATTTTTATTTATTTAATTATTATAATAAATAATTAAATAAAATAAAACAAAAATAAAACAAAAATAAAAAAAAACATAATAATAAATTTAATCATTAAAATTAGTCATTAAAATTAGTCATTAAAATTAGTCATCAAAATTAGTCATTAAATTTATTCTCCAATATAATGATAATATAATATATATGCATTTTGAGATGTTAGTGCTTCTTCAATATTAATGTCTTTAACTTTTGAATCATTACAACAATACCATTGATTTATAAACTTATTTGTTTTTCTATTATATTTTTTAACAAAAGAATAATAATGTCCTGAGTCTAACATTCCAGTATGATTAATAATAGCATATAATTCATATTTTTGACTATTACCACTAATAATATATGGTTCCATATCAAGTATTAAGGGATATTTAACAAATTTGTTATTTTTTACTAATCTTTTACCATTTGAATAATATCTTTTAATTTTTATAATTAAAGTTTTTGGTATATTCATAATTTTTTTTTCAATTATATTATGTTCTGTATTATTACATTTTTCACATTTATATTGTATATTCTCAACTTTAAACATATCATTTAAACAATCATAAATATTAGTATCTACTTCTACTGTAATATGGTTATCAGGTATAGATACACATATAATATCACTTGGTGAAACATCGTGTGTTATATTTTCACAACGACTACATTTAACGCAAGATAATATATAATAATAGAAATTTTTTACAAATAATGAATAATCATTTTCATATCTTTTTTTATAATTTTCATAAAATAATTTAGTATATAAATCCAATTGGTCTATATTTTTGGGTTCTGCTATTTGTATTTTAGTTTTCTTTGCATCATGAAGTTTATCAAGTAAATATGCCATTAGTTCGTGTGGATCATTTTGGTCTCCATTAAATAAATAATCAAAACCAAAATATTCTGACATTTCTTTATTCATAGACAAAAATATTGTATTATCAATCGGCTTTTCTTCACCATTATTTATCTTTTTTATAATTTCTTTAAATGATATATAGATATATAAAAGATTACTATTTTTACTAATATATTTTAATATATCTATATCTTCTTTGGATATATCATTATTCTTTAATAATATAGTATCACATTCTATATTAATTTTATCTGATTTAAACTTACCAAGTTCATATTTATTTATAATAGATATAAGTTTTGCATCATCATTACAATAATGATCAATAAAATGAATAATAAAAGGACTGACTGCTAAACATTGCAATGTTGCATTTATAAAACAATCATTTCCAGTATTATATATACCACGTCGTTTATTCATATTTTATTTATATTTATGTTCTATATTATGTTTTATATTATTTTCTATTTATTTAATTTATAATATTATATATTTTATAAATCAATTTTTTACTTAATATATTACTTTATTTTGTAATGTTTAATTTAAAATTTTTACAAATTATATTTAATTTTTTTGTAAAAAATTATAAGTTAAAAACATAAAAACTTTATATTGTAAATATAAAATTAATAAAAATAATTATTTTTGTTAAGTAATTCATTTAATATGAATAACCAACCTATGTATACAAGAAATGATAGCAATATATACCCAGAACATTTAAGTTATAATAATAGTAACAATAATAATAATATTAATAATATTAATAATAATGTTGTAATTGAACGTCATTATGTGCCATATCATTTATATTGTGAATTTTTAAGTAGTCAAAATAATCAACCCTATCAATATCAATATCAACATCAACATCAATACAATCAACACCATCAACACCATCAACACCATCAACACCATCAACATCATCATAATAATCCATTAAATTATAATAATAGATATAATTTATTTAATTCGTCATTTAATCCATATCAATATTATAATTCAATATATAATAGATTTAATAATCCAATTAATCCAAATACACAAATACCAACACAAACTCCAACACCAACTACTACAACAATACCAATACAAACATCAACACCAACTACTACAACAATACCAATACAAACATCAACACAAACACCATCAACAATACCAATACAAACATCAACACGACAACAATCCAACAATAATGATAATAATAATGATAATGATAATAATGATAATAATAATGATAATGATAATGATAATGATAATGAAGATATAAATATAAGAAGACCATTGCCATTTTTAATACCAGCAACACCAACTTCTTATTTATATACATATCCTTCATATCCTTCATATCCTTCATATCCTTCATATCCTTCATATACAAGAACAAATATATCACACAATATTCCAAGACCAACATCAAATATTAATATTGATAGAATATTAAATGAATTTATAAATACTAATTTACCATATAATTTTGAAATTAATAGTAATTTAGGTCCTATAGGAACGGGTTTTATAAGTGGGTTATCAACTATGAATATGAATATGAATAATAATTATGAACCAATACCAATTGGTATTCCATTATCTAATATAAATGCTATAACAAATGTGTCACGTTTTTGTGATATACCAAATAATAATACTGAAGTTGATACTTGTTCTATATGTCAGGTACCTTTTAATAATACTGAAATATGTAGAACAATAAATAATTGTAAACATATATTTCATATTAATTGTATTGATAAATGGTTACACGACCATACAACTTGTCCTTTTTGTCGTTATAATTTATTAAGTATTGTAATTCCGGAGGATGAGCAGGAGGAAGAGGAAGAGGCGGAGGAAGAGGATGAGCAGGAGGAAGAGGAAGAGGAAGAGGAAGAGGAAGAGGAAGAGGAAGAGGAAGAGGAAGAGGAAGAGGAAGAGGAAGAGGAAGAGCAGGAGCAGGAGCAGGAGGAAGAGCAGGAGCAGGATTTTCTAAATCCCTCGAGCAAACATAGTGTAGAAACAAGGGAGCTCGAGGGGCTGAAGCCCTCGCAAAGGGAGCTCGAGGGGCTGAAGCCCTCGGAAGATTATATTGATGACAATAATATAAACATTAATAATGAAAATGAAACTGAAACTATACCTGAAAATATAGGTATATTTGTATCTAATATTACACCAAATATTGATTTGCCAAATTTAATAAATACAGAACCCATATTAAATGATATAAATAATTTTGTAAATCTTTCAACACCATTTATAAATAGTTTTATAAGTAGCACAAATTCCAATTCTTCAGCAAGACTTAATTCAGAAAATATAAATAGACACATAAATACACAAATTAATAATTTTGTAAATAATTTAAGTCCATTATTGCAATCATTTAGCCAGTTTGGTTCAAATGTAAATCGTAATCGTAATTAAACTTAATTTTTTTAGGATAATCTTATTTTCTGTTTTTATTAGTTTTTAATATATAAATAATAGTATTATATTATTATAATGATATTGTATTATTATTATAAATGTGTATCCAGAATACTTTATTATATATTGCACTATTTTTAATCAGTTTACAATTTATATTACTATTCATACAATTGTGTAATGGTATATATAAATATTGTTGTATCAAAGAATTAAATTTATTAGAAAGATATGGCAATGGCTCTTGGGTAATAATAACAGGTGCATCAAGTGGACAAGGGTATGATTTTGCTATAGCATTAGCAAAACGAGGCTTTCATATTTTAATGATTGGAAGTAAAAGATGTCTAGATACACAAACATTTATAAATACACATTATCCTAATGTAAAAACAAAAGTAATTATAAAAGATTTTAGAAAAGCATTTGAAGATGATTTTTTTAATGATATAGAAAAAGAGGTCAATACTATTGGATTAAAGAATGCTATACTCATAAATAATGTAGGATATCGAGTAGCATGGAAACCTTATCATAAAATGAATCCTAAATATATAAGAGATACAATTGCTACTGGAACATTAGTTCAAAGTCGACTAACACATATGTTAATACCATTTTTTATAGAAAGACATAGTATAGGTGTGAAAAGTGGTCTTATAAATATAACAGCACAATGTATGCATCCTAATTTTTTATTTGGTATAAGTTGTAGTAATGAAATTAGTGTGCCATATTTAAGTGTATATGAAGGCTCAAATGCTTTTGGATTTTATCAAGGCAATTCTATTTATAAAGAATATGAGGGTAGGTTTGATATTCTAAATATTACACCAGGAGCCGTTATTACAAAAAATACACAATATTTATCTGGAACATTATTTAATGTAGAAAGTCATATTTTTGTTGAAAATATAATTAGATTATTAGGTAATGTACAAGGTACCACTTGTGGTTATTGGGGTCATGCCCTATCTAATTATCTTATAAATTTTGCTCCATTTATAAAAGATAAAATGTTAAATGACGTTGGTGAAACAATTGCAAATAATTTTATGCAGAATGAAATGGAAAATAATAAAAAATATGATTGATTATATTTTTTATTATAATTTTTATCTATAAAAATAGATAATATGGAAAAATACTTAAAAATTGAATATATAATTTATATTTACTTATTGTAAAAATTAGATCATATAATTTTCTATAATTTTCTATAATTATAAAAATGATTTTAACTATAATGCTATTTTTATCTATGTTTATTATATACTTCTTCTTTATATTAATGTTTACATTAAGTCCTATATTTCCAACTAAAACTAGAGATGACGAGTTTTTTGAACCTGACACTTCGCAATTGATTAGGGCAAACTATGCAAAACTTATAGAAAGACAAAGACAAAGACAAAGACAATGTCTATAATTATGTATAACTAACAGATATACTTATTTTTATATTTTTTTTATTTATAGTTAATATTAAATATTAACTTAAACATATTTTACAAATAATATTATAAGCCTAATAATATTTATACTAAAATGACTGACGTTAAAAATAACAATAACAATATCAATATCAATATCATAAATACGAAAACTATAAAGATTGCAATTGATACTATTTGCTATCAATTAACAAATAATACAGATATCATTAATATCTGGGAAAAATTATTTATTCATTTGCCAAGTAATGAGTCTAAAGATACTACACATTATGAAATAACATTATTACAAAGAACTCAAAATAATGGTGCAACTTATTCATTTAAACCAGAATTAAATTTAGATAAAAAATTTAAAATTAAGAAAATACCAGATTTCAACTATATGTGTATGAATCAAGATGTTGATATGTTAAATAATATATGTAAAGTTGGTTCTTTTGATATTTTTATATCTACTGCATTTACTTATTGTAATGTCATACCTAATATTCTTTTAGTAAATGATATGAATGCTGAACTTAATAAACAACCTTTGAATCATATATTAATACAAAAAAATAAAGCTATTTTAAATGCCTCTGCTTTTATTACATTTATTAATAAAAAAGCTTATAATGATTTATTAAGTTGTTATCCTCATATTACTAAAAATAATATACCTATTGAAATTATTATACATACTGCAAATAGTTCTGGAGCATCTACCACATCTACCCAATATAAATCATTTAATACTTATTTGTCCCTATTAGAAAATACACTTTTAAAACCTATACCATTTATAAATATTATAATACAATCTTATCAAGAAACTAATCCAGAGAGACTTAAGGAATTAGTCTATTGTTTTAAACAAAATTTACAAAATCCTTATGTAAAAATGATTTACGATTTTGGTTCTGGTATAGAAATATGTGATACAGGAGAACCTTCTTTTGCTCTCTCTTTTGATATGGCTATAAATCATAATCATAAATATAAAATAGTTGATAATCCAGAAAATAAATGGCTTACCTTTGAAATGGCTATTAACTATGCTAATGCTAATACTAATACACATTCTGATACAGGTGACTACTGGTGTATTATGAACTTTGATATTTTTCTTGATGATAAATCATTCTGGAATACCATTAGAGGACAACTTAATAATGGATTTGTATATGCACAATCCAGACATGAATTTAATATAATAGAAACCAAGATAGACAATAAAATACAGTTTAAACCCATTTCAAAAATGGATGAAAACTTTGCAAAAATGTATCACGCTAATACTCAAGATGCTTGGATTTTTAAAACACCTTTAGATTGTAATAATAAAAATATTAGTTTTGATTTTGAATTAGGCTTTTTAGGATGTGATAATGCTATTGCAGAAAGATTATATAAGTCAGGTTATAAAGTTATTAATCAACCTATGACTTATAAGATTTTTCATTATGATATTACAAAAGGTAAAACAAGTTCAAATTATTTAGAAAAACATACAAAAGAGACTAAAGAAATGACTGCTAAAATGACTAAGCCAAAAAATAAGTATCCAGAAAGAATTGGTTCTTATTTAGTACCAAATTACGACCAATTGTTAAATGGAACTGGTGGTAAAGATATAGATTTAATAGGATTAATAAATAGTCTAGGTGGTTGTAGTAATTTTGAAAGATATGAATTTATTAGTAAATTATTTAGTGACAGAATAATTATAAATAATCCTTAGACATCATAAATCAATACTTTTTTTAACTTAAACATTATTATGATTATATGATTATATGATTATATGATTATATGATTATATGATTATATGATTATATGATTATATGATTATATGATTATATGATTATATGATTATATGATTATGTTAAATAAAATTATGTAATAAATTATATATTTTTGAAGAATGCAATTTATACTTATGGATGATAATATTTCACTAACCATGAATATATTTTTAATTATTGCTAATATTATCAATATAGTCTATAATATACCACAAATGGTTAAAACTTATAAGTGTAAATCAACTAAAGATTTAAGTAGTTGGTTTTTATTTTTACGAGTTATTGCAAATATTATTTGGGTAGGTTATGCTATTGAAGTGGATAGTATGATGATGCTAATAAATACTGTTGTTACTGTTGTCGCATCTATATTTATCGGCTATTATAAAGTTTTAGAGTTAAATCAAGAAAGACTTGTTAAAAAATATAATATACATAAAATACATAAAAATAAATTATTAAATGAACACGAACACGAACACGAACACGAACACGAACACGAACACGAACACGAACACGCACACGAACACGAACACGAACACGCACACAAACACGCACACGAACACGAACACGAAAGTGAAAAAAAATTTTACTATGATAATTATCAAAAAATAAATGATAATGATAATGATGACAAACTATATGAAGTGTAGAATAGCATACATATTACAATACTTCAAAACTAATTACAAATAAAATACTATCATATTTAATACCAAACATTAATTCATTAAGTTTAGTATCTGGTGTAATAGTAATTCTATCAAATCTATTAGCGTGACAAATATTAATATTATCAGAATTGGCTTGCATAGGTTGAAATATACATTTAAAACCTATACTTTTCATATATTTATCTATAATATCAAATTGTTCTGGAGATAATGCTGCTAAATTAACTTGACCTTTTTCATCACCATAGAATTTTTTACATAACATAGTTACAAATTGTAATAAGAATTCAAATAATTCTTTAAGTGTATCTAATTCAAATTGTAAAGGATAGGTATTAGGGGGTTGTGGTGATCTTTTTACTACTTCATTAAAAATTTCATAGATGTCAACATCTTTTTCTTCGTAATTATAATCCATTTTTATAATAGTTTATGGATTGTGGTTTGATGTTTATAGTTTTTTATGTTTATATTTAAATTTATAATTATTTTATATTTTTTTATTATTTTTCAAACATATTAAATTCTATTTTATATTCTTATTTAATATTAGATACAAAATAATATTAGATATTATATATTAAATATTAGAAATGAAATTAAATTCTAATGGTGTGTTTATATCCATACTTATATTAATACTTATGATATTGATATGTCATACAATGAATTATTTATATCCTAAAAATAGATTTGAAAATATACCAAAAACAACAAATTATAATAAAATATATTATACTAATCAAAATCAAAAAATAAGTTGTGATAATTTAGGTAAAGATAAAGAACAGGCTGAAGTTCCGTGTGATGTTATTAAAACTTGTAATGCTGAAGATGAATTAGACAAAAATACATTATCAGATAGTGAATTGGCATATTTATATAAAGTTGCTTATGAAGCAGCTGCCAGAGAAATATTTATGAGAACATTAAATGAAAATGAAGCATGAAAATGCATAATGAAAATGTATAATGAAAATGCATAATGAAAATGTATAATGAAAAAATATAAATATATTAATTCTAATAAAATCCTATTTGATTTTCACTTATGTATCTATTTGATGTATAGATACTTTTATTTGTAATAACACTCATTGTAAAAGACCATTTATTTTGATTTATATCAGTATTAAAAACATATCCTAATGGTTTATATTTACATATTTTTAAATTTTCAACAATGTATTTTGCAATGGCTCCTTCAAATTCATAAACAATATTAATATCCAAATGATTGGTATAAAATACTTTGCTAATATTTTCCAATGTATCATTATTTTTGTGTAATTCACTATCTAAACAATCTAAAAAAAACTCTGTATTATTTTTATCTTTAGTTGAATGTGCTATTATCATTTTAGCAATTTTCCAATACCCACAATCTTTTGAGTTATGATAATTAAAAAGTTGTATTTCTTCATCCATCTCTTTCTTTTCGTTGTAAATCATATATAATGGTGTTTTAAATGGTGTTTTAAATAATGTTTCAAATGATAGTTCTTCTGGTATTTCCTCCGGTAGTTTTGATTTTAGTTCTTCTGATAGTTCCTCTGATAGTTCTTCTGATAGTTCTTCTGATAGTTCTTCTGATATTTCTTCTGATATTTCTTCTGATATTTCTTCTGATACATCATCTTGTGTTGTATCTATATCTTGAATTATTTCTATATCTTGAGTTGTATCCATTTTATAATTTATAATATTTTAGTTTAATTACTAAAAAAATAATATATTAAAAATAAAAAAATAAAACGCTTAATAAATATGTAATAATCTAATATGTAATAATCTAATAATTTATATATTGCAGATATATATTTATGTTTTATACATTTATTACATCTAATATTGTTTCATATCTGCTTTATTAGTCACATTCATACGATATAACCCTTTTGATTGTTCTGGATTATACCAGTTTACACCTATCATAGGTACATAGTTATTACCTAAACGATCAGTTCCAACATATTGTTCAGTTGCACCTGGAGGCGGGTTAGCACTTCTTAAATTATAATGAATTAAATTAGTTCCTGAAGGTGTAATAGGTATATTAGCCCATGGTCCGGTTGATTGAGGTCCAGCATATAAACCACCATTTGGAAGACTGGCGGGTATGGCTGTATTAGCATCAAAATCACGTTGTTCAGGTGCTATTAAACCTTCGGTTAATGTTTTATAACTACCTCCAGAAGCTGCAGAATTTATCTCCATATAAGGGCAATATCCCATATTTAAATATGACTCATCTTGTTTAATTGCAGTAATACTAAGTTTAGACATTTTATATTACACTATTTATATATTTATTTATAACTAATTATAACTATTATTTTTATTTTTGAATTATTACTATAAATAAAACAAAATAAATAAAACAAAATAAAACAAAATAAAATAAATATAATTAAATTAAAATTCTTATTTTGTAATTTTCACTACTATCTTCACTACTTAATATTTCCATCACTTGAGGGTGACGATAAGGTTCACTTGTTCTATTCCCAAATGCCCTTGACATACCAACATCACACCTCCATACACGGTCATTACATATTGAATTTATCCCTTTATTACTTGAAAATTGTGTTGTATGACCTATAGCAATATGAGTAGCCTTATTATAACTATTCATTACATTATTTTTTTTATTATATTCATTTAATATATTATCAAGTTGATCTGCTAATTCGGTGTCTTTGATGTCATTCATTTCTACTTCACCAAAATCGCGGTTCCACAAAATACTTTCACTGTGTTTTGATTTAGCAATATTATTATAATGTTTTTCAATATATTTATCATCAGTATCTATACCAAGTAAATACATTGATACTATATTATTAATTAAATCTGTATTATATTTTTTAACTGTATTTAATACAGGACTACCATGACAAAACAACCAATTACCTATTTGTAAAAGAACATAATTATTTTTACCTATTAAATTAGCACATAACCCTGTTGGTGAAAAAGCATATAATCTTTCTCTAAAACCTTCCGGAACTTTTGTAAAATTATTTTTAGTAGTATCAGTAGTATTAGTATTAGTATTAGTATTAGTATTAGTATTAGTATCTTTTAATTTATAACTATTATTTTTTATTGTATTTGAATTATATGGATATTTTGAATTTCGATAATATGTTTTTGTTAAATGTTGTTTGAAACATTTAAATTCTTTTAAACTAACATATCTAAAATCAGCTTCAATATTCATTATTTCATGATTACCTATGATACTAAATACTCTACCCTCTTGTTCTTTTGCTAATTCATTTAAATAATAAAATAAATATAATATTTCTAATGTGCTTCCCTCATCTTTATAAGCATTGTCCCTTGTAATATCATTATTGTCCCATTTTTGAGGTCTTACTCTATCAATTTGGTCTCCAAGTTGAACTACATATGTATCTTTACCAGTCCATTTTAATTTTTTAAAAAATGCATTCATATTATTTACTGATTTATCTTTTGGTATAGATATATTATTGATACACCCTGCTAATAAAAAACATTCAATTGCAGCTTCCAGGTCACCGTGTATATCACCAAAAACAATAACACGTGTTTGTTTAGGAAAAATATGGATTTGTTTATGCGCTGTATTTATATATTCTTTTGTCACTTTATCATTATCATAATATTGATTTATAAGTGTTGTAATATAATTATCTTTCGTGTATTTATTATTTTTATTATGTTTTTCTTTTTTTGTTTTTTTATTTTTATATATGATTGTATTTTTAGGATTAATCTTATATGATTTTTTTTGTTCTTTTATTTTTATTTTCTTTGTCATATTTGTTTTTATTTTTTTTAATAGGTCTTTTGTATCTATAGATAACCCTTTAGATTTTATTTGTTTATTTTTATGTATTATTCTATTCATTATTATATATTAGTTATTAAGAAAATAATCGCATACTACATATATATATTATAAATAAATTAAAATAAATTAAATAATATAATATAAATTAAAATAAATTAAATAATATAATATAAATTAAAATAAATTAAATTATTATTATTTTAATTTATAACGATTACGTATATATATAATAATAAATAAATTTATTTATATAAATAATAAATATAAATATACTTCCAGAATAGTTTATATATAATTATACTTCCTATACTCATTAAATAATGGATTTTTTTAATATTTATAAAGATGTTGATATAAATGAAGATTCTGTAAAAAAAAATGTTGAAACTGATTTTATTGATGATGAACCTAATATATCTAAAAATACTAAAAATGAATATAAAGATTTTAATATAGAAATAAGTCATATTGAAAGTGATGCTGAAAATGATGTTGAAAGTGATGCTGAAAGTGATGTTGAAAATGATGTTGAAAATGATGTTGAAAATGATGTTAAAAGTGATGATAATAATATTGATAATATTGATAATATTGATAATATGAATGATGACCGAACTGGTTTAATTTATGATATCATGCATATAATTGATGATATTTATGTTTATGGGCGTTCATTTATTGAAAATAATTATTTTAATTTATCAGAAAATGATGATTTTAATTTAGTTTATCCAAATATTTATGTTGGAAATTATAGCACATCTACAAATCAACAATTATTAAAAGATTTAGGTATAACACATATTATAAGTGTTATACCATCTTTTAATCCACCTTTTTTAGATAAATTTAAATATTTTCATATAGAAGCATATGATGATGAATCCCAAGATATGACACAACATTTTGAAAATAGTAATGAATTTATTAGTAACTGTTTAAATGAAGGAGGCAAAATATTAATACATTGTATGGTTGGAAAATCTCGTAGTATTACACTTTTCTTGGCATTTTTAATTTATATTATCCAAGGTCATTTTCATAAAAAATATTTAAATTTAGAAGATTGTAATGATATTTATAATTCAATAGAATATAATAAATTTATTAAAGATAAGAAATTAGAAAAGAAAGGGTCTAATAATTATGATGGTTATGATGGTTATGATGGGGTAAATAAGAAAAAACACTTATACGACAATATTAATACTTCAGAACATATACAGCCACAACTCAGTAATAAAGAAAAATCTTTTATTCTTTATAAAAAAGAAAAAATGCTGAATGACGTTGATGAATTAATTAAAATGTATTCTCTATTAAAAAAGGAAATTACACTTTTTAAAAAATCAAATGATGAGACTTATAAAAATATAGATGAATTAAATAATGTAATAAAAAATATGAAAAAACAATCTGCACATCATTTCATAATACAACTCTTAAAATATGTTAAAACATATCGTCAAATTGCAAATCCTAATCCATATTTTATTAGTCAATTATGTGAATATATTTTTTAGTAATGATAATTTTATGATAATTTTATTATTTTTTTTATTATTATTTTTATGTATTTTTATGAATTGTTATAAATATTAAATGTATGTTTATAATAATAATTATATATAAAAATATTAAAAATGTTTGATAGTTTAATATTTAAATCATTAGGTTTATCAGCCATTACAGGTTCAATGACAGAAATGTCAAAAATATTTATGCTTTATATAAATGTTAGTACTGAAAATACTATGTTAATATCATTAATATTTAGTTATATACTTGCATACATAGCACAACGCTATGTATTTTGTGGAGGGCGATTTTTTGGTATAAGTCTCTTAAAATATTGTGCTGTTGTTTCAATAACAGTTCAACTTACACAAAAATTATTACATTATTTACAAAATAATAAAACTATTAAATCTTATATAGAAGATACAACAATCACTAATACAAAACAAAAAATATATAATTATTTACTAATTAATATTTCCATATTAATAATATTTTTTTCAATAGATTATCCTTTACGTAAATCATTTGTTTTTATGAAAAAAGAAAATGATTATGTATATAGTTATATATTATATTGTGTAGCTATTGTAATGTATATTTGTAGTGACCATACATAAATTATAAATTAATTATATATTTTTCTTAAGAATTATATATTTTATACATTTAATTATTTTAATTTATATATAATAAATATATAGGAAACTTAATAAAATGTATAAAATAAATATTAATACTTCTTGTCAAAATAAAAATAGCAATAAAATAAATATTACAAAAAATACTACAAAAAATAAACATACTCCAGAATACAATAATGATATTATAAATGATATGATAAATGAAGATATACAGAAAATGCATTTATTACCACCTCATTGTCCTATGACACCAAAAACATATACTGATTTTTTTGAGTTTAGTAATACTAAAAATAATAATTCACCAAAAACGACACTAAAACCAACACCACAACTAAAGTTATATGGTTCAAGACCATATAAAACAGAAACTATCAAACATCCTAAAGAAGGTTATAAACATACTATGGAAACTCAACAATTTTATAGTGATTTTAAAAAAGATGCTTTAGAATATACATCTAAAAATTATGAATTTATAGATAATAATAATACTTTACGTAGCAATAGTTTGAATAGTAATAATTATAATAATAATGAAACTAATGAAAATATAAAAATATATGAAGAAACAAAACCACATACTCATTTTGCTAAACCTATGTTAATGAATGGTAGTAATAAAGTTGCAGATTTATTTGTTAATTGTATGAATAAAAAAACATTTGAATATAAAAGATATTCAACTATATCACCACATCATAAACAATGGATAGATAATCCGCTTTTTACAGAAGATATTTCACAAGAAACACTTCAATATAAAAATAATTATATGGAACGTAGAGAAGAAGAAAATATGAATTTATATAGTTCTATATTTGAAGATATGTATGCTATGTCTTATAATAAAATGGAATATACATCATCTGCACTTGTGAAAAAAATAGAAAATAAATTAAAAACAAATAATTTAGAAGATGATAATATTACTAAAATAAAGGAAAAGAAAGAAAACAAATTAAATCAATTATTAGCAGATAGAGAAAAATTAAGACAAAGTCATAATATAAAATAATCTTTTACTAAATTTTTCTTATTTTTTCTTATTTTTTCTTATTTTTTCTTATTTTTTACCTGAATATATATTATAGTTAAAGTCAAAATATAATTAAAAACATATAAATTATAAGAAATCATAAAAATATTATAATATATTTAAAAATAATATATTATGGATTTAGCATCAGTTGAAACTAATAAATATTTAATATGGGATGAATCAGTAGAAAATATACTAAGTGAATTAGGTGATGAAGCACAAATTAACGCTTTTTTACATAAACACTCACAAATATACTATACTAATCAAAATATTAAATTTCAATTACCTATTATCATTCTTAGTGCTCTTTCTGGTACAGGTAATTTTATTAGTTCAAATTTTCCTAATTATTCTGATACTATTATTTTAGCAATTGGTGGTATTAGTATTTTTACATCTATTTTATCATCAGTCGCACAATTTTTAAAAGTTAGTCAATTAGGTGAAAATCATAGAATGTCATATCTTTCTTGGGAAAAGTTTCATTCTACAATTAAATTTCAAATTAACAAAAGAAGAGCAAGTCGTGATAATATAAAAGATTTTTTAGCTTTAATATTTCCAGAATATCAAAGGTTAAAAGAAATAAGTGCTGATATACCAAAACATATATCTGAAAAAATTAAACATAATAAGAAAAAATTAGGAAGGATGCAAGTTCCATATATGTTTGATGGATTTCATCCAGTAGTACCATATAGAGAAGAGGATGGAGAAATTGATGAGGCAAATACAGATGGTTTAATTAATATAGATGCATTACATTTAGACTATGATACTGCTGAAGTGTAGAAGATTAGAAGATTAGAAGATTATAAGAGAAAATTATGAGATTATTTTATTTGATTTATTATAAAATTAATATATATATATATTAAAGAATAAATTTTAGTTATTTTTGAATTTATTTTAATATTATTTTGATATTAGATTAATTTAATAATGGCACAAACAAAATATAATAAAAATAATAGAAAAAATAGTAAAGATGTAAAAAATAGTAAATATGGAAACACTAAAAAACGAAATAGTAAAAATAAGAATAGTAATAATAAATTTAGTAATAATAAGAAAACTAAGTATGTTATGAATGGAGGTAATATTTGTAAATTATTTAGTAAACCATCAATGCCATTAAATCCATTAAACCCATTAAACCCATTAAAACCATCAATACCAGTAATACACCAAAGTAGTGTATCTGCTACTCCTGCTACAAATAAAAATTTAGTTTATACAGGTATTCAAAATCTTGGCGCTACTTGTTATATTAATGCTACTATACAAATGTTATGGTCTATACCAGAAATAAGAACATATATTTTATCATTAAACTATATAGATATTGTAAATTCTGCACATACAAGTTATGCTAATAAAATATTATTAAGTTTAACTGCAATTTTTCAATCTTTTAATGGATCAATGAAGACACATTATGGTGCAGATTATAATACAAATAGACCTGTTAGAGAAATATTACAAAATTTATCAAGTGTTATACATTATAATGATAAAAACAAAAATCCTAAACCTGATATTTCAACACACCAAGATGAATTTGAATTTTTAGTTATATTATTTAAAATTTTAGAAACAATAAATATAAATTTGTCAAATTATTTAAATATTAACATACAAACAATTAAAAAATGTTATTTTCCTATTAAAGACTATGACGAACCACAAGCAAAAGCAGAACCATATACATTTTTAGATTTAGAAACATATGATATATATACTGATGAATATATAAAAGAAATAATAGAAAGATTTAAAGCACATAAGAATCATAATTACTTTAAACCATTAAAAGAATATAAATATTTGAGTGATTATAAAAAACCAACTGAATTTACTATTCAAATATTATTAGATAATTATCAAAAATATGAAATAATGAATGACCCTGACTCATATCTGTCAAATTGTTTAAATGAAGATAAAGCAAAGCCTCTTAAAAATCTAAATAGAAAAGGTACAGAACAAGAATATTTTAATATAGGTCCTGGATATAGATATAAAACTATAAAGTCTTTATCAAATAATTTAGTAATTTTTCTAAAAAGATTTGAATATGATATTAATGGACAACCAAGAAAAAAAATAGATAGAATAACACCAAATAAAACTTTAAATATTAATGATATAGTATTTAAATTACAAGGTTGTATTATATCTTTATCTAATACTATGCAATCCGGTCATTATGTATATTTAGTATTTGATGATAATGGAAATCCTGCATTTATTATGGATGATAGCCGTAAGAGAGATCCAGATACCACATATTTAACACATGGATATATCTATTATTATATACGCCAAACACCAATATAAAAAATACAATCTAAAAATAAACATAAAAAAATATTTATATACTTAGAATTTTAGCGTTTTATCATTTTATTTTTTATAAATATATATATTATATATTATGTATCATATTCATATTTAATATTCATTTTTTATTTTTAACTAAATAATGTCTAAATTAAATCCAGAATTACCAGTCATTCTTATAGATACAAGTTATTGGTTATATTATCGATTTTTTTCTTTAAGAAATTGGTATGCTCGTGCCTATCCAGATAACTATATAAATAAAAATACTACTGACATTAATGACACTACTAATGAATCATCTAATGAACCATCTAATGAACCATCTAATGAATCATCTAACAATATTAATACTAATTTTAATAAAGACTTTAATATCGAACATAATTGGTTAGAAGATGAAATATTTATGACAAAATATAAAAAACTTTTTGTAGAAAATATTAAAAAAATATGTAAAAAATTTAATACTAAAATGGAAAATGTAGTATTTTGTATTGATTGTTCTCATAATACTATCTGGAGACACACTATTATTAATACTGAAAATGAAAAAAATAAACTTGAAATTGAAAAAAAAAAGATTGAAAATGAACAAAAAAAACTTGAAAATAAAGATAATAATAATGATAATAATATCATAGAAGACATAATTGAGCCTATACATATTGAACCATATAAAGGCACCAGGTTAGAATCACATAAGAAAAATAAATTTAATTCATTTAATATTTTTAGTTATATGAAAAGTAAGTTTATACCTACATTAAAAGATAATAATAATAATAATATGAAAATAATAGTTTGTCCAAAATGCGAAGCTGATGATATAATAGGTCAGTTAAGTTTATATATTCATAATTTATATATTGAAAAACAATGGAAACTCAATAATATCTATATATTAGCAAATGATAATGATTATCTACAAGTATGTAATAAGAATATTAAATTAATTAATGGATTAGGTAAAATTATATCTGGAGAGCAAGGAACCTATAAGATGGGAGATAAATATTTACTTTCTAAAATATTATGTGGTGATAGAAGTGATAATATTAAGTGTTGTGATATTGATAATGGATATCTACATTCTGGAATACCAAACAAAATGTTTAGAAATATAAGTAAAAATGGTATTGAAAAATTAATTTCTAATCAAGAAAAATATAATTTATTTATTACATTATTAAATGAAATTAGAAGCCATACACTATTAAATGAAATAGAAAATACACATATTATTAATATAAATAAATTTAAACATAATTGTATTATGATGGATTTTCAAATGATACCTCTAGAGTTAAAAGAGAATTTATTTACATTATTTAGAGAAATGATTTAGAGAAATGATTTGTATATGTACATTTATTTTACAAATATATTTTTTTAAGTATAAAAAGAAATTTTAATATAATTATAAATAATAAATCATAAATAGTATTAAGTATAGTAAGTATATTTTATAGTAAGTATATTAAGTGTGTGTTAAAATGATAGATACAATTATACTTCGTAAAGAAGTTGAAGAACTTAGTGATGAAACACGTAAATGGCAAATTAAACGTATAGAATATCGTGATATGAGTATAGAGACATTTATAGAACAAATGAAAATTAAATTTGAATATCTTTATACAAATTCATCTACTTTATTTGAACGTTGTATTAAAGGTGATCTTAATATGGAACAATTTAATTATATGGTAAATATGATTGAGAAAGTTAATGCTGGTAAAGATTATCAAGCTGTAAGCCAAGAAGTAGGACAAAAATTAGTTGATATTTATGTTAAACCATTGATTGAGGATAAATAAATTGTGCAGATAAATAAATTAATATATATAGTTTTTTATTATTATTATTTTTATTTTTTTATTTTTATTTTATTAAATTTTATATATATATATATATAAAATTTATTTTAAATCTATTACAAATATAATTATAAATATAATTATAAAATAAAATTTTTATAATTTAAATATGGGAATTCAAGAATCAAAATTAACAAGACCTGATATTAACCAAAAAAGTATTGCAGATTTTATTACATATGAAAACTATATAAAAGATCAATTTAAGGACATTACTAATAATAACAATAATAATATTGTTGGTTTAGGATGTAAAATAAGTAACACACAAATATCATATAATATGTCAGAGTTTGATAAATTAAGTAAAATTATTAAGACATATTATACAAGATTAGCTAGTTTAAATTCTATTGTTGTAGCAAATAAATCTTTTTGCACTATATTTAAAAATGATAATGTAAATGGATATTTTTTAGAAGAATCAATAATATTAAGTAGCTTCGTATATGAAAAGTTTGTAACGCATTATAAAATTATAGAAAATATAGATTTTAGTAAAAGCTTATTTAATGAAGAATTAGATGGTGACATAGAAAAATTTTATTATGAAGAAGTAAAAACTAAAAAAAATATAATTAAAAACATTAAATTTTATTATGATATTATAAAAAATATTGTAAAAAAGTGTAAAACTACTAATAAAACTGTATGTGTTCTATGGTATGGTAGTATTTATACTGCTAAAATAAATCACGCTGTAGCAATTATTTTCTGGGAAGATAAAAATACAAAAATAATTAATTGTGGAATATACGATCCATTATATTATGAAAGGGAAAACAGCCATTATACATCAATAGTAAATTTAATATATGTATTATTTAAAATATTATTTATACGTATTTTTAATGATACTGATGCTAATAATGATAATGATGCTACTAATGCTACTAATGCTACTAATGCTACTAATGCTACTAATGCTACTAATGCTACTAATGCTACTAATGCTACTAATGCTACTAATTTAAAAATATTTAATTTTAGTAGTTTATTTTGTAATACTGATGAAAAAGGTAAACATTGTATTCAATATATAATAAATGCAGAATATTGTTCGATGTATTCTTTATATTTTTTATTTCTTTATGCAAAATATGATTTTCCAAAAGATTTAAATACTATTGAACAAGTAGTTAAAGAAACATTTATTGTTAAAAATACAAGTGATATAAAACGTAAGCCTTGTAAGGCAACAAATGAATTTAGATTAGTTATGATGAGTTTTATTTTAACAGTTTTATCAATAATATCTAATGATATTAAACTATTAGATATAATAAAAACTATATATGATACAGTTAACTCTGAAACATATACAAAAGATTCAGAAATCTTTCCAAAAAAACACTATTCACTTCTTCATCCGGAAATTTTAGTAAAATTAGAGAAAGACATATACTTATTAACACCACCACCACCACCATTACCAAAAAAAATTGGTGGTTCAAGGAGATTAACTAAAAAAAATATAAAAAATATAAAAAATATAAAAAATAAAAATCATATATCAAAAAAAGTAATGTCTGGTGGTAATATTTGTAAGTTATTTAATCATACAGTTTATGTATACAATTCTATTAATGACATCATCACATTATTAAAATATATAATATTAAATATAGTCAAAATTGAAGACTATAAACTAAATATATATTATTTTAACGTTTCGTCTTATAATTTAAAAATACCTTTTTTTTCACAATATAATAATGTTAGTAGATATCTAACTATTGATAAAATGATAAAAGCGTGGCAAATTAAAGATGATAATAATAATAATATTTATTTAATATATCAAAAAGTAGAAAACTTTAATGATTTATACCCAACAAAACCTTCTTATTTACTATTTAGACCACACGCATTTTATATGACTGAAGAAAATAAATATAATCCTATTAATTTTAATGGTAAATTAGAAATATATAAAATAACAGTTAATGAAATAAAAAGCATTGTTAATAAAGATAACGTTAGTGTGCATTGGCATGACAATCAATTTAGTCCTTCAGTTCCACAAATACCATTTACAGAATTAGAATTAGATCAAAATGAATCAAATTTATATTTTGTTATATTTAGACCAAATGATAATAGACCAATTTTTCAAGGTTTCTTTATTATTGATGTTATACCAAAAATAAAAATTGAAGATGAATTTACAACAATTGATCAAATGGTACCCATAAAACATACAGATTTTATGCCTAAATTTATTAAAAATATAGATATGGGTAAATTATTTTCTGTACCAGCAAACCAAACAGTCCCCATACCACACATATCAAGTAGACTACCTCAAATAGATATAAAGTCATTTATAAAAAGAACTTTTAATATTAAAATAAACAATAATAAAAATAATACACAAAAAAATAATAAAATAACTGCTGAATCTAAAGCACAAAAACAATATACAGGATTTGATATTACAAACAACTTAGTATTTTGTAATAAATCAATAGAACCACAAGAATCATTATTTTGCGCAATTCATAGTTTAAATAATTTATTTTATGATATTGAACCAGAATTTAAATTTGTTCATATTAAAAATGAAGCTAAACATAACCAACCTAGTATTACATACATAGTTTTATCAGAATTAGCAGAGCAAAATAAACCTAAAATATTATATAATAAAACAAATGGATTATATGACACTGATATTTTTTCAGTAGCTATTACAAATGCATTTAAAAATAAATATAATTCACAAATAATTTATGATAGGGATGACATAGATAAGCCAATCATATTATTAAATAATACAATTGGGATTATTATATGTATTGGTGAACACTATTATGTAATTAAAAAAATAAATGATACAAGTTTTTTATTAATTGATTCACTATATTATAATCCATTTGAGCCTACAATACCAACATGTATTACAGGAACATATGATAATTTACATACTCATCTTAAATATGTATTAGATAATAGTGGTCAAATATTTATAATTAAAAAAATATAAATTTTAATAATGTTACTTTCTTTCAAAAAATGCTAAACGTGCTTTGCGTATTTCATCTACAGTTGTAGGTTTTTCATTTTTATCATCATCTTCATCTTTATCTTCATCTTTATCTTTATCATCATATTTTTCTTCTATTGAATTTATAATATTTTCAATTGTATTAGTGTTTTTAGTTTTTTTAGATTGTCTTGATTTAGTATCTTTAGGTACTGCTTTTTCTTTAGATTTTTCTTTAGGCTTTACTTTAGGTTCTTCTTTTTCTTTAGCCTTTACTTTAAGTTTTTCTTTTTCTTTAGTTTTTGCACTTTCTTTAGCAATATCTTGTATCAATGCTTCTTCATATTCAAAATCTTGTTCTTGAATAATTGACCTTTTATTTTTAGTTTGTTTCATTTTTTCTTCCTTTTCTTCAGATTCTTTAATTTGTTGTAAGACTACCTTCATATATTCTGCTTCATCATCATATTCATAGTTATATAAACTATTCTGATTTATATTACCGCCTATTACTAATCCAGAATTAAATTGTGCTGCTACATTAGAAGCATATGACTCTTCAATCACTTTTGAAAGTATTTCATCCTCTTCTGATTGGTGTTTTAATTTACGCTTTCTATCATCTTCAATTGTATCTAATGATGCTGTCATTGCAAAATTTAATATTTGTTCTTCATTTTTTTTATAATCTAATAAAGATGATTCAAGTGCTTTTGCAATATCATCATCAGTAGTGTCAGTAGTAGTGTCAGTAGCATTAACATCAGGCAATGTTTCTTCTTCATTCTCTAATATTTCTTCTTCATTCTCTAATATTTCTTCTTCATCTACTATTTCTTCTTCATCTACTTCTTCATCTACTATTTCTTCTTCATCTACTTCTTCATCACTATCACTTTGCGAGGGCTTCAGCTTCTCGAGCTCCCTTTTCGAGGGCTTCAGCCCCTCGAGCTCCCTTTTCGAGGGCTTCAGCCCCTCGAGCTCCCTTGTTTCTGCACTATGTTTGCGCGCGGGATTTTCTAAATCCTGCTTTTCTGCACTATGTTTGCGCGCGGGATTTTCTAAATCCTGCTCTTCCATAGATGCTTTTAATGCTAACATTAAAGCTTCATCATCTTCATCATTTAAATAAGCCATTATAAATATTACTATAAACTTACTACTCTTAATTGATATGTAATATTTATTTATGTTATATAATATTTATTTTATATTACTTAAAAATCAATTTTTTATAAAATAAATTATTAAATGGTATTCCAGAATAAATATATAAATATATATTAATAATTATACTATAAATTATCATACTTTATAATAATACTTATAAATTTCATTAAATAAAATGGTTTTAAAAGATTTGGTATTACCAATTTTAATTGGTATAGTTGCAGCGTTCGCTCTGATTTCGATACTTTATAATAATTCAAAAGTAAAACAAGCATTTGCAGATATTGGTGCACTTATACAACTACAAGGTTCAAGTATACATAATACACCTATCTGGATGCCTTTAGATAGTACTTGTAAAATGGATACTCCTACAAATAAAAATATTTTGCAAAAAATAACAACTATAAATTCACCACTTTATACAGATGACTCTAAAGATAAATCAATATATAATTATTACCCACAAACACCAGTTGTGTAAAAGAATATAAATATTAGCATATAATAAAATATAAAATAGATTATTTATTTTAGGTATTCTATTACATCGCTTATTTTGTGTCAGAACAACGATTGATAAATTATTATTTAAGGATTAAGGATTAAGGATTAAGGATTAAGGATTAAGAATTAAGGATTAAGGGTTAAGGGTTTAATATCTATTATTATTCATATTTCTATTATTATTTTGACCTTGTTTTTGACCTGGCTTAACATCACTAATTATTTTACCTTTATCAAATGTAATTATTCTATCCATACCAACAGTCATATCATCATCGTGTGTAATGACTATAACAGATTTCTTTTTAGCAATAATATCAATCATCTGTTTAATTTGTATTTTGCTTTGAGGGTCAAGTGCACTAGTGGGTTCATCAGCAATAATGACTGTTGCATTTTGCATAGCCGCACGTAAGAACCATATTGTTCCTTTTTGACCACCACTAAAGTTTTGCCCGCCTTTACCGACTTTTTCATCCATACGTTTTCTAAATATTTCTTCTAATTCAATAAATCCATTTTCTTTCATAAATGCTAATATATGGTCTGCTGTTATTTCGGATGGTAAACCATAAGTTAAATTTTCTCTTAAAGTTCTATTAAATAATTTAGGATGTTGTGGAATATAAATAATATTACGACGTAAATCATCTACATCAATTTCAGTTATAGGAACTTCATTAATATAAATATTACCACCTTGAAATGATTGTAATCCTACTAATAATTTCATACAAGAAGATTTACCACTACCTATACCACCTAATATTGCGATTTTTTCATTTTTTCTAATTCTTAAATTTAACTTATGAAATAATTGTTCTTTAGCATTATCATGAGTATAATCAATTTCTTTAAATCTAATATCTAAACCCTGTTCTGGATTAGGGATGGATTTAACTTGTGCGGTAGTATCCTTATTTGGTAATTCATCAATAAAATTTTGAATGAGTTCAACATGACTCTTTACATTCATAAAATCCTTTGCAGAATCATAAAGACTTATGAGAGAACCTAAAATAGTATAATTTATAATAAATATACTAACCAGATTTGCCACTTTAATTTTACCTTTTATAAATAAATTATAGGCTACATAATTCATTGCTAAGAATAGAAATACATTTATAATTGAAAAATATATTCTAAACTTACGATTACAAAAGCCAGAGTTTTGTTGTTCCATTCTAGTATCTTCATTAATATCAGCAATACGTTTCTTTTCTTCAGGTATTTTTTTACTTGTATATATAGAAAGCAGATTTTGCAGAGAATCATCTATTTCTTCGTGACAATTATCATATTTAGTTTCAACTATTTTTATGGTGGCATTGCAATTATTAAAATAAAGACGAGACATTATAAATACTACAGATACGCATCCTAAATAAATAAAGCCTAATGACATATGATTACGATAAAGATAGACGAAATTGGATACAATAAGAATACTATTTGTTAATACGAAACGTTGGATTTGATTAGATACATCATCTAAAATCCAAGGCAACTTAATCAATTTAGTAAGAATATTACCTATTTGTAATTCTTGATAATTTTGATTATAACGATCTATAATAAGATTAAAGAAGAATTGACGAATATAAGAATGAAATTTAGGCCAGATATAATTATCAACATAAGATATACCTATACTAAATGCTTGTATTAAACACCAAATCCCTAATAATACACTAAATAAATATTTAGAACGAACTAAATTACCATCTTTTAAACTATTTATAATTTCACCATAATAATGTGGCATAGCAACACTTTGTAATGGTAGTGAAATAAATGTTATTAAATAAACTATATACCATCTCCAGTTATCTTTTACGAAGGTTGTATATAAATCATATAATAATGTCATTGTTTATTATGGTTTGTGTATTAAAGTATAGTTTATTGTATTGTATTGTGTTATGTTTTTATGTTTTATTACGTATTGTATTTAATATAGATTTTAAATTTATTAAGAAAAAAAATATTGTAAATAATTTTAAGTTTCTTTTTATTATTTTTCCTAAAATTTTAGTTAAGTTTTTTCTAAAAACTTATGATTATTATTTCAGATGATTGTTTACTTTTATTCATACCATAACTCCATTCTGCATCGAGTATTGTAAAATCCTTATATAATGTTCTTATATATTCACAATTATTATATGTCATTATCCAATTTTTTTTAGTAGATATAATTTCATATAGTTTATTATGATTAAATGTTTCATGCATATCACCATTACAACCATATAATTTTGAATTTTCTTCCAAATAATAAGGTGGGTCTAAGAATATGAGAGTTTTTGATGTGTTTGATGTGTTTGATGTGTTTGATGTGTATATATGATCATTATCATTTATGAATTCTTCAAAATCTTTATTATAAAAATCAACATTAGATAAATTTAATTGTTTAATTCGATCAATAGATGAAGTTGTAAATCTTTTAACTGATGCTTCTTTAGAAAATCCACCTGATAATGTAGCACCACTAAAAGAACATCTATTAATGATAAAATAATAATATGCTTGTAATAAATCATTTGTTTCATTCATAATTATAGTTCTATAGTCTTGAAATTTTTCTTTACTTATGTCATTAATTTCATATAATTTTTCACATAATTCATTATTATTAAGTTTAGATTGATTCCAAAAATTATATAATGGTGTAAATTTATCATTAGCAATGATTTTTAAATTATATTTATTTTGCATATAAAATTCAAATGACCCACCGCCAATAAAAGGCGATAGGATAGTATTAAATTGTTTTATATCAAAATATTTATTCACTATGGTATCTAATATTTTACACGCTCTTGTTTTTCCACCAGGATATCTTAAGGGTGATTTATTTACTATTTTATACATAGTAGATGTTATTGGAGGTATTAGTGTTGGCGGAGGTGGTGTTGGTATTGTTGTTGGTTTTGGATCATTTTTATTCATGATATTATTATTTATTATATAACATATATTTATATTCAATTTTTTATAAGATACTTATTTATGAGATACTTATTTCTAAATTAAAAAATAAGTTTTTAGAAAAAATGTAAAAAAATATACTAAAAATATGTATTGTTTTTTCCTAAACTTTTAGTTAAGTTTTTTCTAAAAACTTAGTTTTAGTTAAGTTTTTTCTAAAAACTTATTTTCTAAAATCTTAATTATATTGTAAGAATAGGATATTTATGAGTCAATATAGGAATTATGTTAATACATCTTTTATCATTTATTTTATTGATAAAATATGTATTTAATGTTTCAATTGTAAATAAATTGTCTGGAATTATTGAAGACATAATATCTTTAATTATTTTTACCGTATGTTTCATAAAATCATTAAAATTTGTAAATTTATAACCATCAATGACTAAATCAGTAAGTGTTTTTTTACCAGTTGTATTTTTATTATGTGTTATATTATTTATATTTATTAAATCATCTTTATGTATTTCTAAATTTATATTGTTTTCATGTTCTATCAATACAAAATATCTATTCAATATTGTATGACATAATTGGTCTACGCTTGTTAGTTTTTTACTTCGAGAACCTGAAAATCTAATATTATCCTTTATGTTGTTTGTTATCTTAATAGTTATGTCTCTGGAACTTTTACAATTATCAATAAACGTAAATTTATCATCACATTTATATGTATATGTTGTAGAGTTTGTTATTATTTCTGGTTGTTCTTGTGTTGTAGTTTGTGTTGTAGTTTGTATTTGTGTTTGTAGTCTTAATTTTACTCTTGGATCAATATATTTAGGTATTTTTTTTGTATTTAGATAATCAAGAAAACTATCGAGTGTATAAGTAATACTATTAGTATTAGGTTGTTCGGTATTAAGGATTTCATTTAATTTTAACTCACTATGTAATTTGAATTCATCTAGTGTTGTAAATGTTTTACCATCAATTTGTTCTTTCATAATGATTGGATATTTACAAATATGCTCATATCTTTTATATATAGCATGCCCTAATTTTTCCTTTAATGTTAATAAATTTGATTTACTAGAATTATCTCTTATATCTTCACTTCTGGTTCTGGCTTTTGATATTTCTACAGAAAAATAATGTCTATCATCTGAAAATTTTTTAGTTATAAATAATAATGATTTAGTTTCTATTCTAGGTATAGTTAGTGGTGTTTGTGATATTTGTGGTGTTTGTGTTGTTTGTAATGATGGTGTATTTATTGGTATTGCTGTATCTGTAGGAGTTGGTGTATCTGTAGGAGTTGGTGTATCTGTTGGTGACGGTATAGTATTTAATATACTATTCAAATCATGTTTTCTAGTTACATTAGGTCTATTCATATTTTGTTCTGTCATAGTAGCTACTCTTAAATTACTTAAACGATTATCTAATTTATTATTATTTATATGGTCTATTGTTTTATTATCACCGTTTACACAATTCATAAGGTAACGATGTAAGTACATACTTTTATATCCTTGTTTTCTAATCCAAATATATTGATTATGTCCTATTTCCCAAGAATGGTCTGTAATTATTTCATTATTTAAATTTAAATTTAATATTTTAGGAAGACTTGCTTCATCAAATATAAATGAAAATTGTATATTTGTAATATTATTATTTACACCTACAAACATTTCATAATATCTTTTTTTTGTATTATCAGGTTCATTAATTATTTCTACCAATCTATAATTATTTTTAATTTTATTAATTTCAAAATTTTGAATTATTTTAATTTCATCTTCTTTATAAAATAGTGGTGGTGACTTCATTTTTATAAATTTTTTAGAAATATTTAACTGTATATCATTATTAACTTGAATTTCATTATTAACTTGAACTTCATTATTACTTAACGTATTTTGTAAATTAGTATTAATTTTTATATTTGTTTTTATATTTTCAAATCTGTAATCATATTCATCATCACTTCTAATTGTATATCTAAATTTAGTATTTTTAATTTTATCAAATAAATATTTTACAATATTTATATTAAAATTATCATCAATAGTTTGTATATTTGCAAATATTTTTTTATCTTTATAAAACCAATGAGGATAATAAAAAATATCATATACTTTCACACAAATAATTTTTAATAAATATTCTTCATTGATTTTAAATTTTATTTTATTATTAGTTTCTATTTCATAATGCTTACTACCATTATCATCTGTAATTAAATTATAAGAATTTTGTAATGTAATAATTTTATCATCTATTTTTACTATATCTCTACGTTTTCCACATACCATATTGATAGCTGTCATTTTATATTATTCAATAATTATAATGATTATAATAATAGTATTAATTATTTAAAAATCAATTTTTAATTTGTAATTTTAATTTGCAATTTTATTTTGTAAAATATTTATGAATTTATTATTTTAATTTTATAATAATTATTAATTAAAAAATAGAAAAAAATTAATTACTTTAACCGCAGTAGACCTTATAGAAAATACAACTTATTATTTTCTAATTACTGTAGGCGAGACCTCCCATACCTGACATAATACGGAGGACGTTGTAGTTGACGGCATAGACGTTGAGGTTCATACCAGCAGTTTGTGCTGAAAAACCAGTATCAGAACCATATTTAAGTTGAAGAACGGCATTATCAATACGAGAAAAGTTGCAGGTACCACTTGGTTGATGTTCTTCAGGGGAGAGGGCAAAGGAGTAAGTGTAGATATATTGATTGCGAGCATCATCAACGTCAAGATCTTTTCCAACACGGGGAACGCGGCAATGATGTTCATAGTTCTGGACTTTACGGAAATAATCAGAATAACGAACAGAGAAACGATCGTGCCCGTTAAGTTGAAGAAGAGCAGATGTAAAAGAATCTATATCAGTAACTGCACCAGCAGTTCCAGAATAGTTAAACCATCTGTTACCAGATAATGTATTAACAGTTGAGTTAGAGGTAGGAACATGAACCCATACTAATTCTTTAACAGGGTGGTTAAAGTTAAGAGTAATATTTTTGGTAGTATCAGCAGCGGCAATGGATTCAGCACCAGTAAATTGAACTTGTTCGATTAAATATTCGTGGCTGACTTGAGCGAAACGACGACGTTCATCAGTATCAAGATAAATATAATCAACATAAAGTTTGCAACTAAGACCTACAGTATTAGTTGGTGCTACAGCATCGGCACCATTTACTAATTCAGATAAATTACGAAGTTCGAGGTTAAGTTTAACTTCATGGTATTGAAGGGCAATAAGAGGAAGGGCAAGACCAGGATTGCGGTTAAACCAGAACTGAAGAGGAACATACAAACGGTTAACTGATGATGTAGAAAGTGAACCTTTTTGATTAGTGCTGGTTGGGAGTTTGTTTCCAACCATATTATCATAACCACCACGTTTGCCTTCAGGGGTAGTAAGTTCAGTCCAGATATTCATCCAGTCACCATATTGACGATCAATGAGCTGACCACCAATTTCAATTTCAGCCTGTTTAACAAGGGCATTACCAATACCATAAGTCCAAAAAGGAGTTCCTGTTCCAGCAACAACAGGCATAACTAATTCCAAATACATCTGTTGGATTAAATCACCATTACGAGAGATGGTGGCAGTGACACGTTTGCCAAAATCAGCTTGACCGTTGAAGGTCTGTTCAATAGATTCAACGGCGAAGTTAGTGTGACGACGGTAAACAACCTTGAAAAAGGTAATTTGAGGGTTGCCAGTCAGGTAAATATCCTGGGCACCATAAGCTACA